TTTAGCCAGTGTTCGTCAGTTTGAACGTGCTTTGGACGAACCCACTTTGCACAAAAAACTCCGAAGTTTTCGTATGAAAACTTCTCACTTCGACGAACAACATAACCCTCTTGCTTAGAAAGGTCAAGTTTTTCATGAAGCGTCATCATCGTGGTTTCATCCCACAATCCCCGATAAAGAACAGGAACGTGCTGGAGATCAAGCAAAGAACACCATTCCACGGTTTCGTCCCATGAAAGACACTCGTTCTTCTCATTCCAGATCGAGAAGACCATGAAGAAGCTCGGAAGCTTTTCGTATTCAATGGAATGAACGGCGGCAATATTCTCGCCACAAACTCGCCAACCCTCCGGAATGTCCTTTGCTACACGAGCGTGCAGGCTTCGGATGAAGGTGCGTGAAGGGTGCTTTGCAAGCGTTTCAACAGCGCGTGCATGAAGATGGTCGTGGTAAAGCGAAGTATTTTCGCCATCCATCTTTTCCGTTACCACCACGTCCTGACCAACAAAATGAGAAAGGTCATAAAGAAACCGATCATCACTTTGCGTCCCTGGCGACCAAGGAACGTGATAGGTTCGTGGATATTTTACTGAGATTGTCATTGTTTTATCCACTTGAAAAAGGAAACCAAACCCTGACCAATCAGGGTTCGAATTCGAACGGCATCATCTATACCAAAAGCGTTTGGAAAATCCAAAGGATGCGAATGCGCTCGATACTGATTTCGGATCCTCCAAAGTTTCTTTTGGTTTGGAATGTGCGTTTTCATCACTTGAAGTACAGATGCGAAACGGTGTCTCGATCTGCACCCTTGTATCCAAGGCGGAAATAGGAGAAACGGAAAACCTTTCCGTTCTGAAAGACCTGAAACTCCTCCGGTCCGCAACACGGACAGGCAGTGTAGACATAGGTCTGCACGTTGTGCGTCTTGAGCTTTTGCTCAAGCTCCACGGCAAAACCACCGCGAACGACACTTCGAGCAACGACCTGAGCGGTCATGAAATCCATTCCGTCCCGACGAAGCTCCTTCGCGAAACGCTGCACCTGGCGCTTTAGAGTTGCCATCTATTCACCTCGTATTTATAGACTACCATAGCACGAGGTGATTTTCAAGAAATAGCTGTCGATTTTCTAAGTGCTTGATTTCGTTGAGTTTTTCAACTGCTTTTCTAGGCAGCGACCGCACACGTATTCGTAGCAAATTCCGGACAAATGGTGCCCGCAATTGGTACAGTTATTGCTTTCGGGGTCCCTGTAGCAATTTTGACACACATCACTGTCAAGTCCCGAAATGGGGACGTCGCAAGCAATGCATGTCCTTATTTGGTGACTGTCCATTTGCCAGAAACCTTCGGACAAAATCTATCCATACAGTTCAAGTAGCTATTCATGGCATACCATGAATTCTTTTCGACGATTTCCAAAAACTGTCCAGCATACCATCGAACAGTTTTATCGTCACCCTCTTTCATGTCTTCACCAACAAAACAATTAGTTGCAAGTCCTTCTTCTTCAAGAAGTTCTTTTATCCTAAAGTAGGCTGTCTGTGCTTCACGCACATCACCATTTTCTACCTTGATAAGGATCGAGCGAAGTTTCTTACGAAATTCAAGGTTCTGTTCTGGTGTTTTTGTTTCAAATACATTCATCGATATGGACCATTGAAAATAGTTTGCTTAGTCGCTTTGGTTGAAAAGAAATTTCTTTCGATTCTTTTTAGCTTCAATAGAAGCTTGGCTTTGAAAGACAACTTTCTGCTTATTGGTTTTAGCCAATACCAACGCTGTTCCGGGTTGTCTTTGTAAAGGGCAACACAGTGCTTTCGCATTGGTTCAGTGAAGTTTTTTTCAATATCAAATGCCATAAGTTCGCCTTTTTGAAATCGAAACATAATTTCTTCGGCTTCAATGGCTAAAAGCTTTTCATCGAAAGCCTCATGAAGCTCGTAGATTATGTCTTCAAGGTCATTCATGACTTTTTAGAATCAAACATGCAATACACGAACATATAGACAAGAACTACAAAGTAGAAAAATGATAGAAAAAATGCTGTTTTTGCAGTGCCAGCAAAAGTAAGCAATCCAAGATCGGTGCCTAGCGACATGCAAAGAGCCGTTGCTGTCATAAAAATGAAAACTTGGAGCATTCTTTGAAAGATTACAGTCTGCATTTCAAGATTCTTACTCATTTCTTCTTTCCTTTTCCAGAACAGGTTCGTGCGTTGTGTCCACTTTCTCCACACTTGCCGCACTTTCTTTCTGCCTTTTCTTTCTTCACAACTTTAGAAACTTTTTGAACAGTTCCATCCGCCTGAGTCTCTTCAACTTCTTGAAGGTTCTCTCGTCCAGCCGCCGCGAACGTTGCTGAATTCCAAACAACAGGACCAGCAATCCCCCAAGATTCCTTGAGTTTTTCTTGCTCTTCCTTAGTCATGCGATCCCACGGATGGTGGGTCTTCATTTCATGAATACGTTTCTGTCTTCGTTCTTCTTCTTTTACATCACGACACTTTGCTGAACAATAAAGGAAGAAGTTTCCTTTCATTTGCTCTTCAAGCTCGGGAACGACTTCATTGCAATGATTGCATCTTGTATAGGAAAGCATAATCAACCAAAATGAGCTTCGACAATAACTCCGTTGTCCATGGAGCCGTCTACGACAATGTACTTGTATTCAACGCCATTATGAATTCTAGTTTCTTCCTTGAAGGACAAACTATCTTCACTAAGCTTGACGTTGAGGCGATCGGGATGGAAATCCCGAGTCAAGACCATCCTTACCTTTCCTGCCTGATAAACACGAACCCAAGAAATTTCTTGTTTGACTTGAGCAAGTATCATTCCGATAAATCGTGAAGTGTCAGGAGGTGTTGGAGATTGAAATGTATCGTTATCGTCAGTCATTTACTTTCCTTTGAATTGGAGCCTCCCACGGGATTTGAACCCGTAACCTTCCGCTTACGAGGCGGGAGCTCTACCGTTGAGCTAGAGAGGCATTTTGTGTTATGATCAACAATAGCAAGAAACTGACGAAATTTCAAGGAAAATCATTCAGTTCTTTTTTTGACCCAATCTTGGAACTTTCCCCAAATGAGTGGGTTATCGAGGTGCAAAGATTTGTAAATCCAAAGTCCAATAAATGGCATTGAATACCAAAAAAGAATATGATAACCCCACAAGGAAACACTTCCAACAAGTAGAAGTGACACTGCAAGAGAAATCAAAATCAAAATTGGAATAGCAAAAAAGAAAGTAAACCCCCAAATTGATACATGCGAATTTTCAAAAAGTTCCTCAACAAGAGCCATCCAAACAAAAAGGATCGTGCGAAATACTCGAAGTGGATCAAACTTCCATTTGATTTCATTTTTGGTGGCTTCGATGGCGTACGATATCCGCCATTTTCATTGTTGTTTGTTGTCATTGGTGTTGACCTTTCAAAACGTCATCAATCCCTTGGCGAGATAAGTTCAAAGAACCATGTAAAGACGGTTTTGATCGTATTCTTCCAATCTCTTTTTAGGTAAGTCCTAGCAACCCATGCACAGAAAAATCCTGTGATGAAGTAAGTTATCAGAGCTAAGGCAAAAGCAAAAGTCCAACTCATAATACCTTCACAAACTTTCCGCGATTGAAATCATCTAATGGACAAAAGAATCTTCCAAAGATCATTTCTTTTGAAAATGGTGCTCTTTTTTTAGTTGAGAACTTTGAGTCTGTAGTCTCCAAAATAAACAAAGAAACAGAACTCCATTCCTCCGCACCCTTTCGAACATAAATACGATCGATTTGAAAAATCGAATCTTTTGGAAAAGTCTTGTTGAATGCGTGTTTTTGAAATGTAGGGTTGGTCCATTTTGTTGGAAATGGAACATTTTCTGCCTCAAAAAGACACATGTTGCGGTGATCAACAATGACTGAAAATGTCCAATCATCAGGATTTTTAATTTTTGTTCCAAGTTCCGGAATGAAAAACATATGAACCTTTCTCAGTTGAGAGAAATTTGGTACAGGTAGCCGGAATCGAACCGACCTCTCAGCACTGGCAATGTCGCGTAATACCAATATACCATACCTGCATAGTTACCAGGGTTTTGAACTCCTTTATGAGTTCGATAAGTTTATCACTTTTCACAAAGGATAGTGCAATAAACTGCGTTTCAAATGTTCTAACTTTTCCCTGGTGTCTTGAGTGGTAAGCTACAAGAAAGTTAGCGGAGGGGAGACAACAACCTTTTGCACGAAACGCCCACAAAAGGTTCAGTACCCGTGATCCTCGGGTTTTATTTTGTGTGAACTTTCACTCCCAATGTTGAACACACTTTTCACTAATATTAGTGTTGGTCCGACATATGGGAATCGAACCCATCTCTAACGGCTTATAAGACCGTCCCCTCAACCAGTTGGGTTATGTCGGAAAATACATGTATACTTATACGTATGTCATTCAAACATTCTCAAGAAAGTTTATTGGAATATCTAAAAAAATATTCTAACTCTAGATTACCTAACACCCATAGAGTAAAATTACATTTACTCCAAACCAAACTTTTAGAAAACAAATGTTCAATTTGCAATATGTTGCCTTTTTGGTTTGGTAAACCCATTAGTTTCCATCTTGATCACATTGATGGAAACCCAAAAAACAATGAAGTTTCAAACTTCAGAATTCTTTGTCCAAACTGTCATTCTCAAACAGAAAGTTATTGCGGTAAAAAGAACGCTAAAACCCAACACATAAGACAAAAGTATTTTTGTCTTGATTGCAAATCAGAAATTACATCAAGGGCAAAACGTTGCAAATCCTGCGCTCGTAGAGCCTAACCATTTGCCCACCCTTCCATATTCTTAATTATGCCTCAAATTCGGAGAGATTTCAAGGCATAATTCAAAATTCAGTATCCATCAAGTCCCACTGTGTTTTCATAAGTATCGATGACAAGCGGTCTATGACCTGGCTCGTAACTTTCGTTACAGATAGCTGCATTGACCACAGTAGAGCCCCAGGGCATTTTGTAAACCCCGTAAGAGTAATGAATGTGTCCACACACAATCCATTTTGTCTTCGTCTCAGAAAGGCGTGTGGTGAGTTCTGGACAGCCATAATGAACGAGTCTGCTTACGTACTTGTTCTTATAATCCGGACCAACATCACCATACATTGAGGGCGGACCATGTGTAATCAAAACGTCAGTTTCTTCGGGAAGTTGATCCCAAATGTCACGAGCCTCCGGTCCAGGCTCATAGCCCCATCCCCAACTTCCTGCAATTGGAGAATAGCTTTCGCCATAGAAATTCAGACCATCAATGGTCACAAGTTCGTTATGAATGAACTGAACATTTCCATCGTACTTCTCAAGATGGTACTTGTAATACCTAGTGTTTCCAGAAAACTCTGCTTCATGATTGCCGCAAATTACGAGCTTATGTTCGTGAGGTTGAGCTGCAAACCATTTGGCAAATTGTTCAATTTGTTCAAGAGTTCCTGTACGGGAAAAGTCGCCTGCGTGAACGAGAACATCACCCATAGGAATTGGATGATAAAGTTTATCATGAAGACAATGAGTGTCACTGATGCAGACGATTTTCATACTTTATTCTATGACAATTTCGTCAGAATTTCAAACAACATTTCATTCTTCTTCTAGTTTTGTGAAGCGAATGTCCGTCTCGCACTCAATGATCGCACCATTCTTACAAAGAGCTGCAACTCTGACAAAGCGTCCTGGAGAAAATGATCCCTTTCCAATGAAAGAGGAATCTTGATCATTCAAATCAACAAGAAGAATGAATAGAGTACAATCTAGGTACTGGTACTTTTCATTGAAGAAAACTAATGTTGCCAATTCCTTTCTTCTTGGAAAGAGAATTGTTCCTGTTTCGAGAGACATTTTAGAAAGTCGTTGGTTTGTCGAGCTTAGGAGTTCGATTGAAAAGTTTTTTCACCCTTTGAAAGAATGAAAGGCATTTTTTAGAAAATGATTTCCACTTCTCTTGTCGAAACTTTGACTTCTCCTTTTGGAGTCTTTCCTTTTCTCTTTTTCTCTCAAGTTTCTCGTTGATAGCCTTCGCTCTGCGGTCAGCTTCACAGTTTCCGCATTCATAAGCCCAATTGGCATTATGATCTAGAAATGTATTGAAATACTTTTGCTGGCATTCGTGACAGAGAACTTTTCCACAAACACAACAGACAACGGGTTCTCCATGTTCACAAATTGCGTTTCTTTCCCAACCTTTAGGCGGAAAGTCGCGTGGTCGATGATATGCATGAAACGCCGCAGCTTTCCTTCGCAACCATTCAAAGTGATGATTGTCACGATATTCTAGCTCAGCTTTCAGCCGGGCATTTTCTTTTCGAAGGTCTTCACTCATTGGAAGTTGCTTGTTTATTAGGATTAGGAGGCACAAGTGTTAGGTTTCCTACATATGTCCAACCATGAAAAAGAGCACCTTCTTTATGCCGAAAGACTACTTCAACTCTTGGATTGGTGTCCAACTCTTGTGGAATCTTGCTATGATTCGTGTATACCACATGTTCTAATCTAGACCACATTTTCTGGTATGGTCCTTTGTTTTGGAAATACAAAGGACCATCACCAATATACATCCCTGTATATTTAGAACGAGTTATGTCCGCCACGAAGTCGTCAAATATCCAGTTTTTTGACGAAAAAAGACGTATTGATGGAAGGCGTAAATAAATTGGCGTCCCAGGCTCGACTACGTGAATTTCTTCTGGATCGTCAAACATGACGTTCAAGTATGTCCAGGCATTGGAGGAGCGCAAACGTCTGTGACGCAGTTGACGGGAGAGGCACCCTTGACAACAGTCAAGACACCGCGAATTTTGTTGACACGAAAAACATGTTGCGAGAAGCCGACGGGAATGTCAAAATTCCAGCCGTTTCGTGCAGCTTCACCAGCCGAAGCGAAAGCTCCTAGGGCACGCAAAAGTTGCGGCATTCGCCACTCGCGGGGAGCAGTCCAAACAATGTCGGTCGGTTGAATGTCACAGACACCTTCCCAAAAAGGCTTGGAAAGCGCCGTTTGGCAATCTGGACCTACGAAAACCGTCCCGAAATCGACGAAGGACTGAACCTTTCCTCCCAGGAAAACCTTGCATTTCTGCTCGATATCTCTCGCGAGATTGACCATCGTTTCGTTGTGCCGAGCCGTTTCGCTCGCAAGATTTAGCATTTTCGACATGCCTACACTATAGCATGCGGGTCGACCATTTTCAAGTAATGCTAACCCCTTGAAATCATTGGTAAACTGCTCGGTCTACACCGTGATTACAGTCCTTTAGGGTCGCGTCAGGCAAGCAAAGCCAGTGACCGCGTTCGATTTCCTCGAAAAGTTCTCGTTCAATTGAGTACGTTCTAATTTCATTATCGAACGAAAGGTCTACTGTCCAGTTTTCAGGATGGTGAACGGGAACCTGGCGACAAGATTGTACCTTTCCAACGGTCGTACATTGTGTGTTGTACGTAGTATATGGAGGGTGATATTCCTTCGAAGAAATAGTTCCGACATATCGGTCGCGACTAACATGATCACTGATTGCAGAACCAACAAGATAAATCAGGTAACAAACAAAAAGAAATCCAACAACCATCAAAAGGTAAGGAAACAATCCTTTGAGGTCATCCCAAAGTCCTGCAATCTTCTCACCAATCCAAGAAAGATAGGAAGACTTCTTTTTGAGTTTTGCAAGTTGATTGTGAAGATCATGAATTGTTTTGCGGCTTGAGAGAACTTCCTTATTCAAGGAAGAAATCTTTTCCTTGCTCTCATTCAGCTCGCGGCGAATTCTGGCTTCATCATCCGATCTATACATGAGTCAAACTTTCAAAAGAAAGGGTTCGTTTTTTCAAACTGCGGTTTATAACTCAACAGAAGTCTTGGCTCTACCAAAGTAGAGCTTTTATGTCCACCGGGTTCAATGAATTGAATTTCAATAAGTCCATCTTCATCCTCAAGTGAGGAGATTTTAGCTTCATGAACTTCAAGAGATTGTGGATAAATGCAAGGGAACTTGGGAGAACCATGTTCATTCTACTACCCGACCCTGCCCCATTCCGGGCTGATAAGACACATCCTTTGCCGGTATACGATGTTGAGGATATAGAACTTTTTCTAAGCGATATCCTCCACGCCCGTTTCGTCCTTTCCAACTTTCCCAAACAACGCAAACAAGTTCATTTTCAAATGCACACTTGTCTTTCTTTATATAAAAGACATTTGTTTGAGCAGACGGAAAGGGTGCCAAAATCTTGTTGTTGACTTTACCAACAGAAATTAGTGTTCCCTTGATCCAGTTGTAATCATGAAGAAAGTAAATTGTTTTATTCAACGCCATACTCACAACTCAATGATTGGTGGCTCTGGAAGGACTCGAACCTTACGAGGTGTCGCGTATGAAACGAACCTACATATCCAATGTGCAGAGCCATGTTTTATCATGGAAATCCTAAACAACCCCAAACACACAAGATAAAGATTATCAAGATGCCTAGAAAGTTTATAAGAGAAGGAGAACCGTCGGGTGGTTCATATTTCATCGAAGGCATTGCTCTATCTTTTCTTGGAAAGAGAAGGTGTTTCAATCTCTTCTTCGAGCTTTTTCTTGATTTTCTTGTCTTCGTCAGACAAACCGACTTCGATATCCCAAGCATATGCCCATTTGAGAATACGTTCTATTTCTTTGGAGGTCAAAATCATATCTAATTCTTAGAAAGATGGAGGAAGGTAGAGGAATCGAACCCCCGCCGCTTATTAGGCGGCGCGACCGCTTTCGAGGCGGCTTGTGCGCCATGCACCGTACCTTCCAAAGAAGAGGAAACATTCCTCTTCAAACTCATTCAACAACAGAAGCCAGGGACTTTTCAATCTTTCTTCGTTCCTTCCAGATCCAAGGATCTACAAGAACTTCGTGATGCGTCAACATTCCAGCAATTTCTGCTGGAAGGCTGCCAGATGCAGCAAGGTGCAACAAATATTGTCTTTGTTCACCAGAATAACAAAAGACCTTTCCAAAATGCTCAAGGTCAAAAGGAATGATCGAAATCAAAAACTTCTTCTGGTCCTCTTGAAACCATCGCATGAAAGGAGAGAGGTAGTTGAAAGTCCAACTATCCATCTCACGAAACTCACAAACGCGAGCTGCATAAAAAGCAGAAACTTCTGCAAGATATTCTCGCAAAAGCGAAGCACGTTCGAGGTCACGCAGTCCCTTCTCATGAGACGTAGTATTTACTCGACGCATCCCTCGGCAATGAAAGAAGTTTTCTGCCTTATGCAACTTGACATACTCAGGCATTTCTTCGAAACGAGAAAGTTCTTCATCCGTTAGATTTTGGTTCCTTAGAACCAGTTTATCAAACGACCGAATGGTTTCGATCATTTCTTGCTCGGTCGGAATCCACTTTTGCTTCTTCTGTCGCATACCTTCACTATATCAGGTTTTGGGGGATTTTCAAGAAACGTTGGAGCCCTCATCCGGACTCGAACCGGAATTACTCCCTTACCAAGGGAGGGTAATAACCTTTATACTATGAAGGCACTAATAACCATTTCACAAAGAAATGGAAAATTGGGCGCGAGCATGGGTTTTCACCATATCTTCCCCTTCAAGCATGGGGACGTGCTCCACTAATATTCAACAAAGCTCATTCGTCTTTGACTTAGATTAGGTTTTACACTAACTCGCATAATTGGTGGGGCTGGAGGCTTTTCACCTCATTCATGCTCTATCGTTTAGAGCCGCACTTACATGTTGTTTCTCTAATCCATTCAGATATGAAAAACAGAAAACCTTCTTTATGCTACAGCCCCAAGAGGTAAAGAAGGAAAGAAAGAAATGGTCAGGGTGATAGGACTTGAACCTACAACCTCTCCGATCCGAACGGAGCCATCTACCAGATTGATATTACACCCTGAAAGTAAGTAATCAGGATCAACAGCGCATCGCACCGACCCCCAGAAGGGCACTAAAGCTCGCGTGAATAGTCGGCGTCGACGTGGAGACGATTCGCCCGAGCGAGCCCGCGGTCGCCCGGACCGGGGGTGTTGACTGATTACTTTTCAAACTTTAGTAAAGTTGGATAGAAAGATGTTTTCTACCTATACTTATAAACATGGAAACTAAAACATGCACTAAGTGCAACAAACAGAAAAACTTAAACGAATTTTACCAAAAAAATCACAAAGGAAGAAAATCTTCCTCTTGTCGAGAGTGCTTCAATCAATATTGTGTTGAAAGATGGCAAAAGAGAAAAATTGAAGCTATAATTTATAAAGGTTCTCAATGTGTCGATTGTGGTATATCATATCCTAATATATCTTATGTTATTTTTGACTTCCATCACCTAGAACCAAGCAAGAAGGATTTTGAATGGACAAAACTTCGTTTGAAGAGTTGGAATAAAATTCTTCCTGAGCTTGATAAGTGTGTTTTAATTTGTTCAAACTGTCACAGATTACGACACTATGAAGAACGTGGCAGCTCCACCTAGAATCGAACTAGGAACTTATCCTTAGAAGGGATGTGTTATATCCGTTTAACTATAGAGCCAGATTGAACCCTTGTTCTCAATTAATAAGGTAAGTCTACTAATATGTTTGTAACCCCAAGGGCTCAACAAGTTCCCAAACATATTCCTTTGTAGTGCTCCACGACAATAATCACTTTCCGTTTAGTGAGTAGCACTCCTCACCTAAACTAAGTCCTTTTTCTCTGTGAACTCATGAAGTCGCGAACATCACTTACCCACAGAAACTCTGCATTCGTATAGAAGTTTAGGACGAACTTCTGTACTTAGGCTGTAGCGGAAGGCTTCGAACCTTCATATCCTTGATTAACAGTCAAGTCTCTTACCAATTAGAGTACACTACAATGTTTTGTGCATCAGCCCCCTACGCTCGCAAATTGAGCTCCCACGCCATGCACTCGACCCACCTAATATTACTTGAAATAGAAGTTCGGGTCTTACCATCTTTGTTTCCAGTTTTATCTTTCAACAAAGAAAAGAAGAAATGGCGGTTGAGGTCGCCGCTATGCTCTTAATTTCCTCAACGTTTGAAGAACGACCAAATTAAGAAAAATCGTTCTTTTAATTTTGCGCCTCTCAGCCTTATTGCTGGTTTGCGCTGTGTAAACTATGAATTGTGGCGTCCACGGACGGATTCGAACCGACATTGTCCTGCTTGAAAGGCAGGTTTCCTAACCGTTAGAAGACATGGACATGGTGACGCCTCTCAACAGTATTGTTGGTTTGCGTCGGTGGATGATTTCCACGGTACATCATCATAATGACAGACTTCGCTGTCATTATCAAGCAAAGTTTTATGAAAACGAAACTTTGCGAAGTTAGTATTGCTCTTCCGCTACTCTGGCAAAGGAACCTTTTTATAAAAGCATTTTGTAGAAAGTTTTACTCTGTTGTCGAGTGCCACCTCGACAGCAATTAGTCGCTCATTCTACATGCTTCTTTTGTATGGGTTCGGCAAAGAAATTAATGCTTACGCGCTATAAACATTAGTCCCTTGCATATCTTTCCGGAGAAAGGACTCCTATCCAATTCTCAATCAAGATACCGAAAGAACTGGTTCAAAAAAACAACTACAAACAAAGGGGATCGAACCCTCTTCTTCCGGATTGGAGTCCGGATGCACACCATTTGCATAGTTTGCAGCTATTTGGTTCAGGAGGTAGGATTCGAACCTACAACAACCAGATTCAAAGTCTGGGACTCTAACCATTGAGCTACTCCTGAATATTTAGATACCAATTTTGTTCTCTAGCTGTCTTTCTTTTGTGACAGTTTGAACAAAGAATCTGACATTTTTTAATTTCTTTTTCTATTGATTTCCATGAATATTCAAAGCCTTTTGTCTTACCATTAGACGAACCCCGAAAAAATTTGGCAGTGGGGATTGGATTTGCACCAATATCCTTATTACGTCGTCAAAAAATCTCGTTCGTATTTACCTTCAACGTATTGCTCTAACTTATGAGCTACCCCACCGATGGAACGAGAATGAATTGTTGGCAAGGTTTGGAGTTGCATCAAGAAGGATTTTTCATTTACTCATTAGCCTTAGTAAGGCTTACCTCACCGAAATGGTTCGAGAGACAGGACTTGAACCTATAACCACCGAGTTCAGAGCCCGGCGCTCTACCAATTGAGCTACTCTCGAATAGTTGAGGTCTTTACCTCACGCCTAGGAAAATTCTTGAGGTTTTCCTAGAACTATTACAGTTTTTAGTGTCTGTATCACTGGTTGACTTTTATCCAAGTCAACGCGGAGTGGATTTCATTTTAGGACAAAATCCACAAAGAGTCCCAAGTTTGGTACGAGCGACAGGATTCGAACCAATTGGTAGCAATCCATCAAAATCGCTTTTGCTACTATTTATTGGAGCGGGCGATGGGACTCGAACCCACAACAACCAACTTGGAAGGCTGGCACTCTACCATTGAGTTACACCCGCGAAAGGAAACTATAATTTGGAGCCCACTATCGGATTCGAACCGATATATCCAACTTACGAGGTTGGTGTCCTAGCCATTGAACGAAGCAGGCAAACAAAACAACTTACCAATTCTTCAAGGACGCTACTCCTAGCAAACTCTACAGTTCACTGTTTTTATTCCTCTTTCGAGGAGTCCGCTTGGACACCTATGGGTTGGTTTCATTGTTTTTCAGAAATTGTACTACACTCTGTTCGCCGTGGCAGGCTGTAGCTCACCTCTGTTTATGAAACAGACCGACTGCTGATCAGGTTCGCCGAATGTTTCATTGGTACGTCAGAAAAACCATCATGTTTTGCCTTCCCATCATAAAAGAGAAATTTCGACATGATTCAAAATTGTTGGTGCCCCTGGGAAGACTCGAACTTCCACCACCTAAACCAAAACCTAGAATTAGGAAACGCGCTTCCCTAGCGACCCTGGTCCTCAGTGCCATTCGGTGCATCCGCAACCTTTAGGTTTCCCTACCATAGGTAGGTGTCTAGATGCCATTTACGGTCCGGCTTCGTTTTTCCGGTGCTCTTCCTTTTGAACTTCAAGGGCTTGGTGAGGATGGAAGGATTCGAACCTACTATTCAAAAGAAACGGTTTTACAGACCGCCGCAACACTCCAACGTTGCCGCATCCCCATTTGACTTCATAAATTTTGTTATGAAGTCAGCTCGATGTTAAACAAATATACTATATTATTCATCGGTAAGTCAATCAAGTTGACGAACCTAGTCCTATTTGGACTCATCTTTTTTTTCTAGACAACTACTTTCTCTTTCGAGAAATGGCAGGTCGTAAAGGACTTGAACCTCTATCTCCCGGTTCGTAGCCGGGTACTCTATCCATTGAGCTAACGACCCAAAACTAGAGAATGATTTATCACTTTCTTAGACTAAATGTCTCCAGTTCAATAAACCTATACTCGTTCTCCGTCGAGCTTCTACCCGAAGAAGGGCTCTGTTTTTAGGATGATTAGTCCCTTCTTCATAGGGTAATTTGAGCACAAACCCTACTAGTTGATATCACTCAACACGTAGCTGAGGAGGAAGGAATCGAACCTACATAGCCTCTTTCAAGGCACAGGTTAACAGCCTGTCGCATTACCTTTATGCTACTCCCCAATATTCAGTTTTCAAGCTTCACAAGGAAGCTCAGAATTTGGATGCGGTCGCCGGAACTGCCCCGGTGAACGGTAATTTGGTGCGGGAGTGGGAATTGAACCCACACGGTTTTTCACCTCGTGGTTATGAGCCACGCCGAGCCTACCAACAGCCCTATATCCCCGCTTCAAAGTGCAACTTCATATGACAGTTTGCACATAAAACTTGACATTTTTCTATTTCAGATTTTAGTCTTGCCAAGCTCCATCCATAAGTAATAGCGTTGGCAATATTTCCGTCTTTTTCTTCCGGGTCTTTGTGATGAAAGACCAAACACGCCTCGTGACTTTCGCCACAAAACTCACACGATGAACATTTCTTCAAATCGTTCAGAAATGTTCTGATCACTTTTCGATGTTCATCACGCTTCCGTTTGTAGTATTCGGCGTTCTTTTTCATATGCCGAAGTTTACACTCTGTGTTTCTTTGTTTGTCTTTGTATGGCACAAGCGTAGTGTAATTCACTCCACGTCATTTGGTTATGAGCCAAATATGCAACTAGTACACCACCCCGCAATAAATCAACAACCAGAGAGGATTCGAACCTCTTATCCCGAGCGAGCTGATTGTCGTTGGTACTCCCACCCGGGTTCGAACCGGGACTCCCGAAGGAACCTGATTTTGAGTCAGGCGCGTCTGCCAGTTCCGCCATAGGAGCAAAACATTGGTGGATCAAAACGGACTTGAACCGATAACCCACTTGGTGGAACTAGTCAGATTCGAACTGACAACCTTATGCTTGCAAAGCATCTGCGCTCCCATTGCGCCATAGTCCCATTTACCAAATACCTGCATGTTTTTCTCGATGACAATTCGAGCAAAGCAACAAGCATTTATCTAATTCAAATTTAGCTTTCTCAAAACCCCAATAACGGACACTTTTAAAGGTCGGATCTTTTTCTTTTGGATTTTGATGATGGAACTCAAGTGCGTCTTGACACGCTTTATACCCACACCTTTCACACTTTCCTCCTTTGTAAAGGAGGTATTGTTTTCTGTTTTCTCGTCCACGGGCTATTGTTTGCTGATTGTGGCAAAGTTTGCAAAGAGTTTTGCTTTTTCGAGCATTACCTCTCGACATCATTTTTTCAGGATCATTTTCTCCACAAACACAACTCACTAAACCCCTCAATCTTACCAGTCTTTCCTGATCGTCTGCCCTTGTTTTGGTTCAGGGCTCACCTCATGAGTTAGGCTCATGAACCTTTAATTTGGTGGGTCGCCCCGGAATCGAACCGGGCTCGGTCAGATTAAAAGTCTGGTGCATCACCTTGATGCTAACAACCCAATTTTAGCAATCCTTCGTGGATTTCAGCATGACAGTTTGCACACACCAAAATACACTTATCAAGTTCTTTTTGAACTTTTTCCCAAGACATTCCCCAATTTCCAGAAATTTGGAAATCTTTTTCTTTTGGGATCAAATGGTGAAAGTGAAGAGCTTGTTTAGCACGACTGTATCCACAAATTGAACAACAGTTTCCTTTGTATTTGTAGATTTCTTCTTCTCGAAGCCTTCTTCGTCGAGCAACAAGACAAGAATTACAAGTTTTGTTTCTGTGACCTTTTGCCCTATTTGGTGTGTAGGTTCGACCACAGTCTTCGCAAGAAACTTCCATGTCAACTACTATGACACGAAACTCGGTGACTTTCAAGGAAAGTTGGTGGACGCGAGAAGAATCGAACTTCCCACACAGTGCTTGCAAGGCATCGTCGCCCCCTTGGTACATGCGCGCCCATTTACTTACTTAGAGTAAGTGAAGTTGGTGGATCCCCTGGGATTCGAACCCAGACCGTATCGGTTAAGAGCCGAGTGTGCTAGCCGTTAAACACCAGAGATCCATAAATGCGGTTCGTCCTAATTTTACTTAGGTACGTTTGTCCGCGTGCCTTGATCTCAAAAGCTTGCTTTGCTTTCAAGATTGACAAGGAAAAATGTAGCCCTAAAGGTTTCTCGGCTTACAACCCGAGGTTTCCCTTTCTTCTCCTGCCAGAGAAGGCTCAAGTTTTGGCAGAAACTTGAACAAGAGCGCAGTTTGGAGCGGCAATCCATAGCTTAGTTTGTACGCTGCATGCAAAGATGCAGACCGCCTTTGGATTTTATCTCAACTTAGACCGCGAAAATTTAGGCTTGGTTGTCTTTTCGTAGGACGTCAGTCTTTGTTATGCTACAAACCGTAGCTACCTACTACTAAGGGTTGGTCAACCGGGCAACTATGAAAACAAATTCCTGACGATGTTTTCATTAGTACCTATTTTCAGTCCGAGCCTCCAGACAATTTTCTTGCATAAATCCCTTGTCGCCTGGTCTGCGACGCTGCCCTACAATTGATGGGGTCGGGCGTGCCTCTCTACACTAAAGGTATTTACACTTCCGAACAGATGCTTGCATCTGTTGAATAAAGCGAAGCAAACTGCGGAATCCGAGTCCACACCTTTCGCCCAAGGCTTATCACTACGATACCTGACTTTCCGAAGAAAGCTTCATCTATGATATCCTTGAATAGAGGCGAATGTTCTGCCAGTTGAACTAAGTTCGCTTCAAACTTATTGGAGTTTTACTCCTTGAAATGAGGACAAACTCTGTTTAGCACTTAAACACACTAATTCTAGCTATCGTTGCATACGTCATCGCACTATTGCAGCTCGCGATGCTTCTCTGATAAATCACGCGAGTTATGTTTGTCCTCATTTCGAGGAGATAGATGCATTCTGCTACTGCCAGCAAAGGCATTCCACAGAGGATCTATTCTCCAGAACTTTCTCGTATTTAGTTTTCAACGCCCGAAGGGCAGTATAACCTGCTCACGCCGGGGCGGCTATTGCAGGTTGAAATTTGGTGCCCCGTTTCGCCGGGGCGACGCGCTGTTTCTTGTTTGGGGTAAGTCGACCTTGCCCATTCAAGCGGCGGCTCCATGTAGCCGGAGATATGTGTGAGTTAGGCTTACGTTTCCGTCAGCCGCTCACTCGATATCCCTTCATTCTTTTACTCTAGCAGGTCCGAAGACCATTTTCAACCAATGTCGGTCGATTTTTTTGAGTGCTTTTTAGCACGAAATTGGTGGGCGACCATGGACTTGCACCACGACCTTCCCCATTTACGCGGGGGACGCACTGTTTATACTAGACGCCCGAAATATGAGGAATTTGCTCCCAATTACATCACGTATTTAGCGCGGTTCTGCAAAAGGCTAAATTACGCTTGGATTCGAACCAAGACTTTCCCCAAAAAAACTTTTTTTCAACCGGGAGGCTTCCTTGCCGTCCTCGATGATTTCAATATAACAGACCCCGAGAGGATTTTCAAGGAATGGTCAAAACTTTCTCTAAGTCCTTGATTTCCTTGAGAAATCCCAAATTTCGAACTGTCCTAATTTGGGGACAAGTGGTATCGTTCATGATACCACTCCAGTAGGACTATATTCCAGTCCTGTTGTAATTTGGTCAGAACGAAAGGATTTCAACCTTTATCCTCAGCCCATCCGGGCTGTGCTCTGGCGAATTGGAGCTACATTCTGCTAGAATCTATTTCTTTAGGTTCGAAATGGTGTGCCAGGCGGGTTACGATCCCGTCTTACCTCGGGTCACAGCCGAGTATCTCTCCATTTGATTTCAGGCACCATAGCATGTTCAAAGACATGCAAAAATTGGTCAGGGTAGCAGGGTTCGAACCTGCACGATATTCTCCGCTCCAAACGGAGTCGCCTTCCAAAATGGCGCTTACCCTGATAAAGTAATCATGTCATCACAGCCTGCTCGGAGTGTTGCTTTGATTACTTTTGATTGGTGTTACTGGAGGGATTCGAACCTTCAACCTACCGCGTATCAGACGGTTGCTCCAACCAGATTGAGCTACAGTAACATATTTTATTGTGCTTATGCGCATGGTCATTGTCATCGAGCGAGAACCCTGTGAGTTCATCAACCTGTCATTTCAGGTACCTTGCACAATATTCATTTTTTCCTGTTGTGTAAGTCGAGGCATCACCGGACCTCGGGAAATTAATCCACCCTGTGATTTCAGGGAATGCTTCTACACAACTTAACTTGTTTGGTTTTTTTCGCTTGCCTTCAAATGGCTCGTCCCAAAAACTCCCACAAATTTTAATTTGGTGGCTGTTCTAACAGATCAAAACAGAAGAAAGGTGCTTTTGCAGTTCTTCACGTCAGGTTGCTACTCTCCAGCCATGTCAAGCCTACTTTACTTTCGACCGTGGGCTTTCACGAAATCTTATTCACGCAATCATTCCGATTGGGAATCCACTTTTCGCGATTCCCAACATTCGGTCCTTACAAAGGGCATGAAATGTCTTCATAGCTTGAGGCGTCTCGGACTGTCCGATTGAAAGCTTTCCGATTGTTTGCATGTAAACTTTTGCAAACTCATTATCTGGCAGTTGCAGAATTTGCTTTGCAAATTCTTCTACCGACTTTTCCGTGGAATCACAATCAATTTCGATGTTCATTATCTAATCCTTTTTAGAGGGTTTTTAGTGGTCGGAGAGACAGGGATCGAACCTGCGACTTCCTGCTCCCAAAGCAGGCGCACTACCGCTGTGCTACTCTCCGATTGTTTGTGTTGGAATTTGACCGTGCAACACCTCGGTTACTCCGATATTATTTCACCGCCAGAGCTTGCAGAAATAGTAGGCTTACGACCACCCTACTGTTAGGAGTTGGTCCTTGCGACTGGTAACGATCCAGTTCCTCTTGCTCTTCAGGCAAGCGTGCTGACCATCAACACTACACAAGGATATTTTATGCTATCTTTTCGAACAATCCCCATTTCAGGAGATCAAAGAAGTTTTCTTTGTGGTAAGTCACCACTTCATATAGCTTGAAGATTGAATCATCTGATTGAAGAACCCGAAACTTCAAAGCGTTTGAAAGAACTTGCTCCAAAACAAGAACGTTGTTTGAATTATGCGCTACAAAAACTCTTCGAAACAAGGTTCCTTCTTCAAGATTCTCCATCATAGAGTTTAATTCTTCCATCATTTAAATCCAGTATGAAGTTTCGAGAAGAATAAGTGAAAAGTTTGCCGAACGGATATTTTGGCGTCTCCATTAGGATTTGAACCTAAAACTTCAACTTAGGAGGCTGAGGTGATATCCAGTTTCACCATGAAGACATTTATTTGGTACCCGGTGAGGATTTCGAAACCCCGACCTTCACCTTGTAAGGGTGTTGCTCTGCCTCTGAGCTAACCGGGCATGACTTGACAATTTCTTTGATTGTTGGTAAACAACCTCCGCAAACTGTTCCTGCTTCTGTTTGTTTGCACACTTCGACAACCTTACAAGGTAAGGTTTCTTTGATTTGGGCACAGTTGATTGCTTTGCATAAACACACAATCATATTGAACCTAAATATGGCACGTCGAGCTGGACTTGAACCAACATCTAACGGGTTTGGAATCCGTTGTTTTTCCTTAAACTACCGACGTATACTTTACCACCTAACAACTGCAATCTGTCTCTCTTCAAATTGAAGAGTTGAAGTTTCAATTCCACAGCTCCTTAGATAGGACTTTGCTTGTTCGACTTGCCCAGGTTCAATCAAAAGCTTGAGCCCATGTGCATTTCTTCCAATACCATGAAACCATGATTGGTTTTGACAGAAATTGACAATTGCTTGTTTGGTCATTTATTTCTCTAACTAACGACTCTATATGAGTCAAAAATGGCGACGCTAAACGGACTTGAACCGATATCCAACTCCTAGACAGGGAGGTGCATTACATTATGCTATAACGCCAATCTCTTACCTTCACAGTATCACAGTGAAACGGAAGTTTCAAGCGATGCTTGAAGATTTTGGTGAACGAGGTGAGAGTTGAACCCACATCCCATAGCTTCTGAGGCTATGCGCTCTTCCTGTTGGCGTACTCGTCCATCAACAATCTAACCACATTCAAAATTGCATCTAAAGATGGGTCATTTGACTTTGATCAGATTTATAGTTGGCATTCCCGAACGGACTCGAACCGATACCTTCACCTTGAGAGGGTGACCACCTAACCATTAGTAAGACGGGAACAAAAAGAAACGTATTCAGTTGTCAAAGTAGAAACGAAAAACCCTCCGAGCTTTTGCTGGAGGGTTGCTACACTTCTATACACACACTAATATAAGCAACCCTCAAATGTCATCAATAAACGCAGGCAAGTATCCCTCGACGAGGCTTACTTCGCGTTTTGTTGACCAATCATTTTGATGTATGTTACTCATACTAATTCTTGTACTTACTAAATAGTAAGTTGTATAGTTTTTCCCACCAGCGGGAGTCGTTTTTTCTATCTACAACCACTATACCCTATTGGCTCCAGAATTTCAAGGGTTGTAGCTGTGGTTGTAGTTGGGTCATGTGAGCTTCCTCACTTGCAGTCACAGGTCCCAATTTTGAAACGAAATTCTTTATCCAGCGTTGATAGATTGATGACTTATCATCATTCTTCTTCAATTCTTGACGTCTTGCTTGAACAATTGAAACAAAATTCTCAATTGAATAACGCAGTATTGTTGGGTCTGATGAAATCATGCAAAGACCTGCTAATGCTTGGTCGTCGTCTCCCGTAGCGATTGCATAATCAATCAAAAAATAAAGAAGAATGTGTTCAAGTCTAGAGTTTAATTGAGAACCATCATAGGAGTTTTTTGAATGTTCAAACTCTTTCTTAATTTTATCTGTTGTCATATTCTTGACAACAAATTCATAAATTTGATTTTTATCCTTTTCCGGCAAGGTCATGTGGCGGTCGACATGCTTGGAAAACCTTTTCGCAAATGCTTGCGGATGATTTCCGGAAATTCTCGTAAAGACCATTTCCCTTTTTTCAATGACTTCGGAGAAATCCTTATGATAAAGGATTTTATCCTTGGTGAAACCAATCATTGAAGATTTCAAATCAAACATTGATAAAATTTCTTCAAACGAAGCTTCGTTATGTACCCCGGTGATAAACTGCAAAATAACAGGCTTTTGTTTGAATGTGTTGGTCATTATCTGAATTGTAATTGCGGTGCTTGTAACCCTTGTAACTTCAAGACCAAACCTTATTGTTCCGTTATGACTCCCCAAGCTCGGTGGAATGTCCTTTCCACTTACACTAACAGGAAAGATTGGAGCATTCCAATACTTGATTTCCAATTGATTTAATTCATGAATTAAACTGTATAAGGTTTTCATTCCCTTGATAATCTCTTCATCTTCATAAAAGAAGAGGTCATAATCAGTATGTTCTATAGAAGTTTTGCTTGAAATCCTGCTCAAACTTCCACCTGACCACATGGCATTTGAGTTTTGCAAAACTTGCATCAAAATAGGGAAAATATTCAAACTGTTTGGAATACGTTCTTTTCCAAAGAGAAGAATTTTCAATTGTTCATGACTCATCAACCTAAAGTTGAATGGATTTGGATTTTCAAATCCATACATTGGGTCAACAAAAAATTTCGTTGCAATGAAATGTCGTAGTCGCGAAATAGCAACATCCTCTGTTTCAGAGGAATGATCCAGAGATAAAATCTCGTTTTCATTTACAGGATTGATTTCAATCAAATCCTTTTCTAAGGAAACTAGGTTTTTAGCCTCTTCTAGAAGTTTGAAGTTTTTCTTTGCTTCTAGAAGATGCAGATTGTCAACGTTACTCATAGACTAAGAACTCCAAACTCGTTATCACTAATGCTGTAGTATGCTCGCTTAATTCCGTAACTCTTCAAAACCTCTTCGCAAATTGGACAAGGGCGAGCCAATCCAAGCTCACCAAGAGGAGAGTTAGAAGAACGAAGTCGAACAACAAAAATCTTTGAACCTCGAAGGTCAGTCTTAGAACGAACCTTCAAAATAGCATCTTGTTCAGCGTGAGTAGTTTCACAATACTCATGCTTTGCGATCTTTTGATAATGCCTTACAAAGGCATTCGTTCCGGATTTGTTATATCCGACAGAAAGCACACGTCCGCCCTTGACAATAATGGCACAAACATGGTGCTCCAAATATTCATCAAAGGTATGTTGGTCGCCAAAACTCTTGGCGAGAAGTAGGTACTTGTGCATGATAGATCAATTATGCACCGAATTTTGGAATATTTCAAGGATAATTTCAAAAGTCAATCATCTAACCATCCCCATGGATTTTGCCAATGAGGTGTTCGGGTAGAATTCATAACTCTACTATCTGTTGAAGACCCACCAAAATGCCCAGCATTTGAAGGATTTGTTGAATGCGCAGCTCCCCATCCTGATGTTGACCTTTGGGTTTCAAAAGTTTTGACTGTTGTTTGGTTTACGGACATGGCAGCAATCATAGCTCTAGCAAGTTCTGCACTGCTATCAAAGTTTTGATCACCTTGTGGGTCGAAAAACAAGAGAGTAATTGCAAGGGACATGACAAGGTCGTCGTTGTAACCTTTCATAGCTTGCGCCTTATTGTTATGCCAAATGAATGTTTTCAACTCTTCAACAAAACGTCCGGAATATATCTTTAGCGTTTTCTTTCTGAGTGCTTGTTCAAGTTTTACAAGTCCTTCATTTCTGGATTTTACACTCATCATCAAACCTGGGGTGTATGGTTCAACATCAATATCACTAAGCCATTTGGTTCCCATCAAGACTTCTTTTGAGAACTTCTCATAAAATACTTTTGGGTACTTCAATCTTTTCAGTTCAAGATTTGTTGCAATTCCACCACCTTGTTGTTCAGCAATGATGACAGCGTTATTGTATTTTCCACCAATGTCAGCAAGAAGTCTTCCAAAATCATCAGCAGGAAGTTGTCCCTTGAATTCACAAACAACTTCACTTTCATCCATGTCAATAACATAAAAAGAAGAGAAGTCTTCGCCATCACCGCGAGCGACGTCGGCTCCAATGATGTATTTGTGATTTGGAACTTGATATCTCCAGATCCACACGTTTTGATTTGGACCATATGTTGCGAGTGGTGGTCGAATACTTTTCTCTAACCAAGAAACTTGTTCTTCATCAACAAATCCATTTCCAGAACCCTCAAACTTACAAAGAAGCTCCGAGTTGATACCTCTTTGAGAACCAATAGCTCTTGATTGTTCTTCGAACCATTTCTCATCATGTTCTGGATGAACAAACCAAGGAAGTTCAATGGGATAGAAATCATTCGACTTGTCTTGAGCTCCGACCCAAATCTTGTGGAAACGCGTTCCTACACCAGAAGGTGATGAAATCAAAATAACATCTCCTCCGGTAGATAACGTTGGTTGAAGACCGATCCAAAGGTCTTCAAAATCTGCAATCCAGCCCGCCTCATCAATAATCAAAAGAGATACGGCTTCGCCTCGACCTGCATCAGGAGAAGTTGGAATAGCGTGAATCTTTGAACCATTGTCGAACTCAAGTGATTTGTTTGTTTCACTCGTGATGTTTGGAACAACCAACCATGATGGAAGAGACTTGAACATTCCCTTTACTTTTCTAACGAAAAGCTGTGCTGTTGAAAGTTTGGTAGCGATAACAAGAACGTTCTTTTCTCGTTGAAAAATAGCCATCCAAAGTGAGTAAGCAGCAGCAAGAGTAGAAAGTCCAAGCTGACGACTTTTGTTTGTGATAACGTGATTGTTGTTCAAGAAAGCTTGTAAACAGTCGATCTGATATGGAAACAATTCAAAAGGAATTGAGCCTTTTGTTGGGTGAGAAATTTTTACGTATTTTTCAATGAAGTATACAGGATCAGAACCACATCGAATGATTTCATTCAAATGTTCTTTTCTTGTTTGATTGATTTTCGGTCGCTTCACTTTACCTCTACCATGAAGTTTACACGGAAGTAAGCTCTTCGGGCAGCTACATATTGAGCAGTTGAAAGGACTTCGTAACTATCATCGAGAGAACTTTCAATAAGTTCTAATGATATCTTACCACCATCAGAAAGCTCTTTGTATCTTTCTTCTAGTTCTTTCAAATATGCTTTTATCACATTTGTAGCGTTTTCAAGATTGTACTTCTTCATATAAGAAGCCATGTGACTTGAACTAAAAGTTATAATGGTTATGTAAGTGCCTGAGATCAAGGTTTCATCAACCTGTTTCCAGATGACACTGTCTGTGGTTGCATTTCCTCTTACATTGGAAGAACCCCAAGAACGATCCATGGCTCTTGCTAACAAGTTGTATTTCTTTAAGTCTTTGATCATTATTCAAACCTAGCAGTTGATAAATAGTTCACTTCAATATAATTGTTCGTTTTGAACGGAAACGCCTAGTTTTGAGATAATCATTCCACTTAGGTGAAGCCTGAATTTTGAAAACTACAGTCTGTGGAAGTTGGGAGTGATCTTGTTCTAATTGGTTATGTTCCACTAAACGGTCTTGAAGTATTTGTGATCTATACTCTAGATCACAGAAGTAACAACATCCTAACTCTTTGAAAGATAAACTATCATCTTGTGTCTGCATAGGGAACTTGCAAAGAGGACAAAACAATGGAACCGTGGATGCGTTGCTAGGCATTATCAGAAACACTGTACCATTTTCCATTTCCTTGAAACTATTCATTGGACCTAACTCCTATTTATTTTTGACAGTGCCCTCAGACGGCTTTTGGTTGAATGTTGACACCTAACGAGGTATAGTATAGCATATGAATATATTCTTTGTAGATCCAAATCCAAAAGAAGCTGCTTGTGCTTTATCTGATCAACACGTCATCAAAATGACATTGGAAACAGCACAAATTCTATCAACAGCTTGTCATGAATTAGGTTTAGACAAGTTTGTAAACGGTAAGCTTTATAAGTCAACTCACAAAAATCATCCTTCATGTGTTTGGGCACGTAAAAGCTTTTCTCATTTCTATTGGTTGTTGAACCATGGAATTGCTCTCTCGACTGAATATTCAAGGCGTTATAACAAAGTTCACGCTTCTCAACAAGTGTTCTTTGATATTTTGCACGCCTTAAAAACAATTAAATCAAGCAACAAGTTTCCTAATCAAGGTTGGGAAGACCCGCCGCTTGCAATCAATGAAGCAATTAAACCAGTTGTTCTATCTGTAAAAGATGGTAAAGTTGATGTTGTTGAAACATATCGAAACTATTATCGTACGTGCAAAATGAAGTTTGGCACTGTTCGTATTCGTGATGCTACTTGGAAAACAGAAAAGCCTTCATGGCTTTGAAACAAAATTTGAATTAGAAAAAGCCGGGTCAAGCCCGGCTTTTTCATTTGTCTTTTTTTTGACTCAACTACGAGAACAATCAAGAGACTGCACGAAGTTTTCTAGTTTTGAATATGCAGTTGGATCCGTGTAAGTATCCCTCCACAACTCACCAACTTTTTTAGAGGTTTCTAAATCAAGAAACCCACTCAACTTCTTATAGAAGTAAGCAGCATCCTCGGGAGTTTCACCAACATATCCTAACATAGCAACTACCAAGAATTGTTTCTTGGTTCTGCTGAACTCAACGCCATACGGGATTTTGTTTAGTTTCTTATCGTTCTTTTCCATAATATCTTTCAGATCAAAGGGGTTTTCAGTTTTGCACTTTTGATTTATGTCCATCTCTAACAATTTCCACCAACTGATCGGTGACTTCTTTCAGTGGTGATACGTGTGTGATTATGATGACAGACTTGAAGTAAGCTTTCAAGACATCAAGGAACTCCATGCATTTTTGCAAATTGTCATCATCCAATGAACCAAATCCTTCGTCGATTATGAGAATGTCTGGTTTTGGAAGCGAGGACAAATTGAGTAATGCTACACGGAGAGCCAAAGATGTAATCATCTTCTCTGCACCAGAAGCAAGTTCGATTTCTCTTTTGCCTGATGCGTCTTCTATAAAAACATCCATAGAGTTTGATGAAAGGTCAAGATCCAAACTTACATTGAATTCCTGAATAGACATTAGAAGTTTTTGAAGTTCGTTGTTGATTGCTGGAAGCTGCGTCTTCAAAATCAAGGAAGGAACACCTGTTTTTGATAGAGCGTCAGTCAAAGCCTTTTGAAGTTTCAGTTCATTGATTGTGTCGTTGATGGACTGAACTTGTTCGGAAAGCATTTGTTTCTGAGCTTGCAATCCTCCACGCTGGACAAGCATCTCTTCTTTCTTTGAGAGAAGATTTGCCATCTTGTTCTTATGTTGAAGAGATAAAGATTTCAATGAAGAAATTTTATCAACATCAAATGTTTCAATCGTTGTTTTCTCTTTTTGAACTTCCAATTCGAGGGACTTTATCTTTTCATCCAACGATGACAAACGAAGCAAAGCGTTTTCATTCTTTTGCTCAAGATTCAATCTCTTTTGTCTGTTGCTTTCCAAAGTTTTTGTGATTTTCTCAAACTTAGAAATTTCTTTCTCAACTTCTGTTCTTGAATTTTTCTTCAAGAAAAGTTGAAGGTCACTTACTTCTTCCAACAATGAATTGAACTTGTCTCTATCAATTTGAATTGATTTGGCATCTTCATGCGAATCCTTGATAAAGCGACAGGAAGGAAACTGATCCCCACAAGGAACAGTTTCCAGTTTCTTGACGGACTTTTCTTTGTTTTCAAGTGAGGCTTGCTTTATCTTCTGTTCATTGACACGATCAAGCAAAACTTTTTCTTTCTCTTTGATAATGTCAAATTTTTCATTCAACTCACCAAAATCAAAGAGCTTTACTTGAATTTCATAAGCTGAGATATCCGCACTTATTGCTTCATGTGCGTCAGCCAAAGAAACAAGCTCATTTTCTATTGCCAACTTTTCTTTCTTGAAATTTTCTAACTTATCAATCTTTTGTTGATGAAGCCCCAAATCTGGAAGTTCAAGAGTGTTTATTTCACTCAACTCCTTTTCAGTTTCTTCTTGAAGTTTTGCAAGAGTTTCAATCTGAGTAATAAGGGTTGCCATCTCTTCTGTAAAAGAAGCTTCACTCTTTTCTACTTGTTCAAGTTTGGATTTGGTAATGTCTTGATTTTTGCAACGATCCATAAGAACCGTCAAATCATCTTTGGCATAACCATGCAACTTATCGAAGATATCCAAATCAAGAAACCTTGAAAGAATTTTCTTTCTTTGAGTTGGACCTTCTTCAATAAAGGTATTGATCTTGCCTTGACTTGAGAAAGCCGTAAGAAGAAAATCTTCTGCGGTTCCAATCAACCTTCTTATTTCTTTGTCTGTATCTTCTCTATTGATGGAAGTCAAAGACAAAGGTTTTACAGTTCCATCCTCGGTCAAAACCATTTTGTAAAGCTCAAGAGAAGTGTTTGATTTTTCTCTGTCCTTATCAGTAAGGTCTTCATCCTGCTTTCTTTTTGGAACCATTCTTTCTGTTTTTCTCTCAATGACATATTCAACGCCATTGATATCAATGGTGACTTTTGCACCACCTTCGTTCTCACTTCTATTGAGTATTTTTGCATTCTTGATTGGACCTCGGTCGGAACCGTTATAAAGTCCATACATCAAACTTCCAACAATAGAACTTTTTCCTGCTCTGTTTGGACCAAAAACTCCAACCAAACCAGAAAGCTTTGTGAAATCAAGAACATTGTCTTTTCCATAACGGAAAAGATTGTCAAACTCAAGTTTCTTCAATGACCAAGAAACATCTCTTGTTGCTTCTGGTTCCGAGGCATACAACTTTGCAAGATACTTCTGTATAACCTTGATTGAACCTTCTTCAAGTTGTTCTTGCGTCAACTGATACTTGTCTTTGTTTGACAAGATGAACTCTTTGAAAAGTTCATGAATTACTTTTGGGTTGTTTCGCAAAGATGATTTCTGAATCTGCACGTTGTTTGTCGAGATTGCAGAAAGGTCTTTTTCAACATTCAGTTGTTGAAAAGAAATTTGAAGTGGTTTGTAACTTTGTTTCAATTCATTTGAAAGAACCTGTGTTTCAAGACTCGAAATCTTGCTTTGATGACGAATTCTCATACGAGAACCCGGACCAAGATTTGGATGCTTTTTCTTTAGCGTATGAATTGTCTCTTCCACTGAACCATTCCAATCAACCGTAATATACGGTGTTGGATTTTCCACAGGGCAGAACTGAACACTCCAATCATCCTTGTCCTCAATATCCCAAACAAGAAAACCCTTTTCTTCATTCTCACCGAAGTTCTGTTGAATTAGAGAACCAGCATAAGCTGCCCATGGCAAACTCTTCTTGTTCTTATTTTCTCTCCATCCAAGAAATTGTGAAAGATGAATGTCTCCAAGAAGAAGATAATCAAATCCAGAAAACTCTGCCATGGTCTTCTCGCCATGTTGAAAGTAGAAGTTTCCATCTGTCTTACTTCCAGCAATCGAGCCATGAAACAAAGCAATGTTGGTTTTATTTGGATCGGGCTTTAGTTTTGACCAACCTTCTTTGTCAAAAGGAGAGAATGCATAAAACTCAAAAGGAAAACCTTTGGCTTGAAACTGAACACTGTCCTTCAACAGGAAGTGGTTTTCCAAATTCATTGCTTTATGAATTGGAGAAATAACGTCTTGTCTTGAAGCATTAGCAAGATTTCCATCATGGTTTCCGAGAAGTGTATATGTCGGCGCAATCGAAACCATTTCTCTTATCATCCAAGCAAGTTTGTCAATTACTTCTGGACTGATATTTTGTGTCTTGGTGTGGAAAGTATCACCAGTGTTTATGATGATATCAGGTTCAAGAGCACGCATGAGTTCAAAAGTTTTTTCAAAAACTTCCGTATATTCTGCGTGTCGTTGAAAACCTCTCCAATGAATGTCTGAAACGTGGCAAATTCTCATTATTATTTCCTCTAGACAATACTGCTTATTTTGTCTTTGAGAGTTTCTATCCTAGAATACAGTTTAGCAGAAGCGATCAAATCATTAAACCTACCCAACGGAAGTTCTCCAATATCTTCATATTGTTCTGGTATTTTCAATATCTTTACTTTTATGTTGTATTGAGATAATAGCTTTGCTATTTTTAGTTCTTTTGTTTTTGCATCAAGGTCTAGCGACAAAATGACTTCTGTTTTATTTTCACAAATCCTCTGGAATAGAAGATAGTTCTCATTTAGTTCACTTCCAAGAAGACAGGTTGCATTTGGAATTACTTTCAACAAATCAAATGGACCCTCAACAAGAACAAGTGGCTTATTCCAATTTATGTTCATCTCATTGAAAATGATTGACTTACGGTCTACTTCGGGATTTTTGTATTTGACTCCTCTACCTTTATCCAGAATTTTTCTTGCTGTATAGTAATTCAAATCACCCTCAGAGTCAAATGAAGGAATGATGACCCTGTTCTTGAAATCTGGATGATCAGAAACCATTATCTTCCAATAATAGAGCTCTCTTTCTGTCAATCCTCTTCTCTTGAGAAGATAATCAGTGTGATATCGATATTCTTTTTGGTGAATGGCTAGGAGTTTGCTATTTGGAGGAAGAGTTATTGGTTGGTCTACTTCATCCAATATTTCCTGTGACGACAGAAGAGTGTTTGCGGTCAGCGTGGACTGCCCAAAAGTGAGAAGGAACTCTTCTTTTGAGTTAGAAAAATACTTTGACAAAACAGGAAAAATGTTTGGAGACTTCAAACCACAAACCCAACAATGACATTTGAAATCATCTGTCTTGATTACGAGTTTCTTTTTTGAATATCCAAAAGGTTTCCTAGATTTACAACGAGGACAAAGAACTGAAATGTTCAGTCCAGAATTAGAAATTATGCCTTGTCCAAAGGTTCGTTCAATAAAATCAATTGCTTGACCTTGTGTAAAAACTGGCATACTACCAAATTTACACGAGAACGATTATCATTCAATTGGAAGGTGTGGTTAGTTGTCCGCCGCGACAAATTACCCACGCGTCACAGCGATCGTAGTTTTCTTTATCAAAAACTACTTTTCCTTTATGTTTTCCATTTTTTGCTGTGTGTGTAAGCCAGGGAAAATTAGGGTATGCTGCTCTAACAGCATCAAAGACCTGTTCCTTAGTCGATCGTGTCTTATCGCTTCGATTAACTTTGATCCCTGCTGCCTTGCGCGCAGAATTAACGTTGATATCGTGAATGGTTGTTCCAGAAAATACTCTTCTTGCAATATATGAGACAATGCCATTGAACTTGGCAAGCGTAAATAAGGTATCAGCAGAAGAAAATCCAGGAGAAAAACCTTTAGCACTTGCCTCAACAAAAACTCTCTTTACTTGATATTTTTTCTCAAGCTCCAACAGTCTTTTTTCAATTTCGTCTGCCTTCAACCAAAGACTATCTTGTTTGGCAGAAAACTTGACATGTTCCATGAACTCAAACTGTCCTTCCTTTGTCAAACCAACAATACCAACAACCGCAGTAGAAATATCTAAACCTATTTCGATTTCTTTTTTGAGGCTGGTTTCGTTGATGCTAGTTTCGTTGACACAGTCTTCTTGCGTTTTCTCTTTGTCTTCAACTCTTTCACTTCGTTGAGTTTTTCTTTGTAGACTTTGAGTAATGGAAAAATCATGTCCTCTGTCCAGAACTGATATTTTGCTTTGTTTTGACTTGCCCATACTTCTCCGGCTGCTTTCTTTCTCAAAACGGTTATTTGTTGAACTTTGGCTTTTGGTTTTACTTCAACCATCAAGCAAGAACCGTCTTTGTACCAGACTACGAAATCTGGAATGTAAAATCTAACTCGTTGAGTTCTGTTGCTGTATCTGTAAGCAAGCTTCAAAGTTTCATATTCATATTTTTGAACTTGTGGATCATCATCTAAGTGAAGACAAACAGCCTTTTCCCACAATGATCTGTATTTGATTTTAGAACTGCATTTTGGTGAAATGTGTTCGCCTGAATGATATCTCTTTGACATTACATATTTAAGTATGTGAGGTAACAAATCATTTGAAAAAGGCTCTGTTCCGCTTATTTTTCCTTATGATACTGACCGGCAGTTGCATGGTCAGAACCAGAGAGCCTCACACTGAATACCTTCTAAATGCACAAAGACAGCCCCTTTGGTGGTCAAATCTTCCAATCAATGTCTACTTTGATCTTCACACAATGACGGAAGACCAAGTTGTTTTGTCACAAACAGCATTTCATCTTTGGAATGGTGCAATTGGTCATAAAGTCTTTGAAGTCTTCCCTCAAACAATGGAAGCAGATCCAACTTTGATGACTTCATTGGATAATTCTATTTTTGTTACAGTTGACCATCTTAGAAGAGTTGGAGGAATTCAAAGACTAGGTCTTTGCCAATATGACTTCACAGAAGATCGTTTTGGTCAAGAAAACGGAATTCGTTCCGTGACAATTCTTCTTCATGACGAACTAGAATGGCATGAAACCATGTTTATCATGCTTCATGAAGCTGGTCATGCTCTAGGACTGAGACATGATTTGAATCAAAGGTCAATCATGTACAAGGCTCCGATGGGAAGTAACATGGAGTTTGAAGAAAAAGACCTTGAGTTTATCAGAACGCAGATCACAGTGTTAGAACTAAGGCAACGTGGCTTTCGTGAAGCCTATCAATAGCTATACATCTTTTCAAAATATAGACTTCCAAAAGCACTAATCGTATTTTCCACTTCTTTTGCAGGTTCATTGATACTAGACACAAAAGAATTGTGTTTCTTCATCAAATTCTCAACTGGAACGGGGATTTGGATTTTGTACTTATAATTTAGTGGGTTATTTTTGCGATTGCTTTTGTTTCCTTTGCGGGGAAGAGTTTCTCTATAGTCTTCTGGTAAGAACTCACGATCCCAGTCATTTCTTTTTGTGAAGATGTAGGTCCAAATCTTTTTTGCAGCGTTTGTGATTCCAACAGTATCTCGAACAATCCATCCTCCCAAAGAGGAAAGAAGATCATACATAAAAGGACCATATGAATGTTCGGCAGCTACAGTATCGACTTCATATGCGTCGATTGGGCTTTCATAGTTGGCAGTAAAAACTCCAAAAACAACGCCTCGGCGTATATCTTGTATAGCCTTTCTTCGGCTTTCATGGTCTGTAAAAACAGGATATGTGTCAAACACTTTCTTTACTTGTTCCGGGGAATATAAAACAGCTTTCATTCTTGTTGAACCTTTGTAAACAAACAAAGCCAGATTTTGCTGCTCTATTTCTTGAACTGACTTTGCTACTTCTTCAAGATCACCTTCAAAAATAAGTTGTTTGATTCCAATCATTAGAAATCCATTCCAATCTTGAACATGATTTTATCTCCAGTCTTTTTCACAATTGGTTGAGCCATTTGTGTTTTCATGATGATGTTCATGTTGTCATCATGAATATAGACGTTTGTAACATACACAAATTTTTGATCAATCTCGTTTACATTTGAAGAAGCTGACAGAGACATGTATGATGGATTACTTGAAGAGGTGTACATCAATGGATAAGCTTGCAAAGAATATTTTGCGACATGAATATCGTTACTTCCCTGAAACCCTATCTCAAACTGTTGCTCGCCAAGAAAATACAATTGGGGAGCTTTGATAAGCACAATTCCTTCATTGTAGAAAATGTTTCCAACTGATGCCCATGAAGCATGATGACTTTCCGTATCAGCTCTATACAAATTTCCAAATCCATCATCTTTGATTAGAACAGACATACCAGCCGAAGAACTTAGCGATGTGTCTTTCAATAAGAAAGTTCCTGGTTTGATTTGTTGACCATAAAACATGTTTGAGATATCAAACAAAACAACTTGATTTGAAGAGGTATCTCTTGTTCTGTGAAGGATGGCATAGCTGTTTGGATTTGCTCCCGCAATATTCTCTGGAGAGGCTCCTATCATTTCATCAACGATTGAACTAGAAAGTGCGATTAATCCTTGAGAAGTGTAAAATTCTCCGATTTGGTTATTCAATGAAATCCAACCGGGATTATAAACACCAAGGTCATTCAACGAAGAAGATGGCGACAAGGAATTGATCAAATCAAAATTTGGAACGAACTTACCATTGTCACATGGGTAAGCAAGGTATTGACGATATCTGTTTGAGCCCGTCGTATACAAGAATGCATTTGCTGTAAGTTCAGTTGTTGTCGTTGTGGAAATAATACTTGCAGACAATGCCCACAATCTTGGATAGTAACCTCTTACAAACTCTCTTGTAAAATTCTCAAGGTTCATGTATTGACCACCAACCGAATATGCGATAAATGGATTAAATGGAGTTGTGGTTGTTCCATCTCTTTCTTGAAATGGCGTTGTAAGAACTCCACCAAAGCCATTCAACGATTGTCTTGTTGGTGCTTCTCTCGTAAAAAAAGGAGGAACATAAAACTTCAAACTTCCAGAAGTTGTCGAAGCTCCACCTGAAACATACATAGAAATTTCATGATCCAACAAATATTTGTCAAATAGTTTCAAATCATGTATTTCAGCACTTAGTGGATTTGAAAATGCAAATACTGTAGGAGCAAACACTCCATCAGTTGTATCAAGTTCCAACAAACCTTCTCTTGTTGCTGTATCAGCAGCAAAAAATCTACTCAGAGCACTTGTTCCAGTGTTTGGACCGTTGTAATAATTTCCTATACACAATACAGAGGGTTCTCCATATCGATAGGAGCCCATATCAACACTTCCGGTACTTCCAATGGAGGAAGTTGGCAAGACAAATGTTCCAGCCTCCAGACCGTTTACAACAAATGAACCAGAGCCAAGATTGTATCTATCTCCCCATCTAACAGTAACATGGTTCCACTTATTTCTTTCAAGAACGTTATCATCTGAAAAAATTGTATAAGTCCCAGCGGTAGCTAGTGAAGGAGAAACGTTAGCACTGGAAGAAAGTTGTAACAGTAATCTGTATTTGTCTGGATATCCGTTTATGTCTCTATGGGAGCCTGTGATCAAAGATAGAGCATATGCGCCCGTAAGATGCATAATTGTTCCGGCTCTATATTCATTGCCAGGATTGTCTGTTGTTTGCACCGGCTTGATCCAGAAATCAAATGAGAATGCTCCTGTTACACCATAAACTGATGCACTTGGATCATTTCCAACTGAGGCAGTTGGATTTGGGTATAGAAGTACAGCGTTACTTGGAAACATTGAACTTGTTCTAAAGTTCAAGCAATGATAGTTTGAAAATCCATAATGTGCTGTTGGATAGTTTGCACGATAAAATGGCATCAACACCTTTGAAGTTACAACTTTAGACTGATAAAGTTTGTTCAAAGTAAAAGGAGGGTTATATCGATAGATTTGAAGTTGTTGTCCAAGTCTAGCGGAAGTAGTTTGAGAATTAACTTCACCAAGATAAGTTTGAAGTTCACTTTGAATATTAGAAGAACCAGTATTTCTAGTTATTTCCAACCGTAGTGTTTCCAAATTCTTATCATTGAAGATTGAACCTGTGAACATCGAAAGAGGAAAGACTTCTTTTTCAGAAGCCGATCGTCTTGAAAACAAATTGACAGCACCCGAAACTCCAAGCGATGATGAAATAAAGCTTCGAGAAGGATGCGTTTCAATTGTAAAGACTTCAAAATTATCAGGTGTTATTTTGTGCAAAGACATAACCCAACTCCCTCGATTTCAATAATCGAGGCGAAGTTTTAGAGTTACATCACGCTCATTGTCTTTCAAGATTGGTCGAGAGGTTTTGCCAACAGCAAGCAAGTTGTTGTTTGCATCATAAAGACCAACAGTTGTGAAAAACACAAATGATTGTTGAGTTTCTTCTTGACCTTCGTCGATTACAACAATTCGATTATTTTCATCCGTATATGTTGGGTTTGATGAATAGTTGAACTCATCGGCACCGAGGCGAACAAAGACATTTGTTGTGTTGATTTCAGTAACATTCTGGAATGTCATTGCTGTTTGTGCAGTGGATCCAGAAGCAAATCTTGTAAATGCAAAGTGGTCGACAATATCATCGATACTTGCAGAAGCCAAGAAGTAGATCATTGATGAAGAGAAGTTTGGAACAACGCCAGCAACATTCACTGCATCAATTGAACCAGAGATACTTTGCTGCATATCAAATGAACGAGAGACGTCAAATACGGCAATGCCTTGATCCAAGAAAAGAAGTCCAACCATCTGTGATGTGTCAGCAGAATCAACGATTGTTGAGACTTGCCCACCAAACTCATATTCTTTGTTCTGGCTCGAACCAATATCACTGTAAATCTTCGTCGGACTTCCTCCAGAAACAGGAGAAAGCATATTTGCTCCGGCAAGTTTTGAAGCTGTTGGAAACACTCGCATTGCAAACGTTTCTCTTTTCATTCCATCACGAGCAAAAAGTCGTTTGAAACAAACAAACATTGCTTCATGAATTTCAAAAGTTGAAGAACCGGATCTCATTGTGAAGATTTGATCTTCACTTCCGAGAAGTTTTTGAGCAAACGTTCGATAGAGATCAAGTTTTTCTCTCATCATCAAAGATGATTGAGGAAAAAGATACTTTCCATTCGAATCGATTGAAGCATTTGTAATGCTCATGATTTGACTTCCTGTAGATACTCCAACTGTCAAATCTAAAATTGGGTTTGCTGTTTGAAGAGTAAAGTCTTGGTCAAAGACCGTTTGCCACAAAGAAGATGTTACTCCGGGACCAACACCTCCAGTAACAAAAACTTGATACTTCTTTCTAGTTGTGCTCTCAGAGATATCTTGATCAACAACATCAACAAGTTGGTTCAAAAATGAACGAGAACGTTTGATATCCTCATTTGATAATGATTTGAAAATAGCCATTCTTTATTTACCTTCAGGAAGATTTACTGATTTGAACCTCAAACTCTTTTACAGCACCAGATTGGATTCCAGAAACTTTTACGAAAGTTGAAATTAGATTTTTATTGTAAGAAGCTCCGAAGATTGTGAATTGTGATTCAGAGATTGCTTTTGTAGAAACCGTGAAAGAAACTCTTGAGCCACCCAAAGATGTTTCTCCAGCGTCACGTGGAATGATATACTTTGCTCTTTGTTGTGAGTCAACATCGTCCGCTGCTCTTCCAGAGATTTGCAAGAAACGATTATCAAGTTCAATGACAAATGACTGATCTCGAAGTTCAATGTCGATCGAACTTTCATTCGTAATCGTTTGACTTAGGCTAATGTTTCTACTTCTAACCGTGGTGTTTCCAATGGATAAAACTGTAGAGGTGCTATCAACACCTTCTCCCGTAAGAGCCAAACTTGGAAGACGTAGTAGATTTGGGTTTGAAACAGAGACACATCGATACTTCTGTGCAAGAGATTGATTTGTTAGAGCTTCAAAAACCGGAGTATTTTTTTCGATTTTTTCTTTACCAACAGTTCTTCCATATTTCTGAATGATTGAATAGTCGACCTCTTCATCACTGATTGCAAACTTGACGATTGAAAAAGAATTGTCGCTACGAGCGATCAGTTCTCTTCCTTTATTAGTTAGAACTGCATCAAGAATGATGTTATTTGTGTCGTTTTGAAGTATTCCCACTATGAACTCCGATTATTTGTCATCTACTAAATAGTTCATTTATGAACTTCTACGGTCTTCAACTTTCATTTCGATTGTTTGTTCTTGTTGAAGATCGATGTTTATCATTTGAAGTTTGTATCTTGTGTTTGGACCTGTCTTGATAAGACGCAAATCATTTCCGTTTGCATCATAAACTTTCAGATACTCTGGATCGAATACAATGTCAATTTTTGAATGACCCTCGTCTTTGATTGTATCAACAAAAGTATCTTGTAATAAGAACATATTTGGATATGGTTTTGGAGCACCTTCAGGAGAAATCATTCTCCTTACCAACTTGTTCTTCACAACATCAAATGAAACCTCAAACTGAACCGAATATGGAGAACTAAACTGATGAGCATCTATCGCACAAAGAGCATAGATGAATTTGCTTCGTCTGGTAAACTCTGGATCAACAAAGTATCCAAGTGGATTTTTCATTTTTTCTACAAGTTGTGGATCAGGAGTTTCAAATCTGAACGGGCTTGGAACAAGGCTGTCATCAAAGTCGTACATCTTGATCAATTCAAATGGTTCATTGATTGTTCTTCGTCTAAAGACTTGGAAATATTTGATGTCTCTTTGAGTGTTTACAGGGAAAGACCAGTTCAAATACAATCTTTCATTTCCGTAATCCCAGTTCAATTCAAAATCAACAGGAGCAGGTGGTCCGACCTTTTCTTCTGTCGTTACAACCTTCCAAGAAGAGTAAAGAGAACCTAACAAGAAATCAATAGCAACCACTTCATTACTGTCTGTATCTTGTGCTCGAAGACGAACATAAACTATTGTTCTAATTCGATATCTGTAAGAAGTTCCATATTTGATTTGACGATCAATCGTAGAAGATGCAAAAGGATTTTCAACAACGATTGAGTTTTTTCTCACAGGACCATTCGAAGTAAGTTCTTCTTTTTCAATGACATAACCGATTGGCTGAACAATTGTTTTGAAATCTGTTTCATCAATTGGTAAAACACTCAAATACTCAAGAACCTCAAAATCATAATTTTGAGCATTCATCAAGTTGCTTGGATTTGCTAGAATTGCTGCTTTCTGGTCTGTTTCTGCCAATCTTTGAGCTGACAGTAGATCATCAGTTAGAAAGCGTAATGTATTTTGAGTATTTCCTTTGAGAACATCAGCTAGAACATTTCTTGAAATTTGAGTTTTTACACTAACATCCTTGATTGAATTGAGTATTGAATTCAAAAAAACTTGTTTGTTGTCATTATTCACAAACAAATATTGACTATCAATTTCTTGTAAGTTTGCAAGTGTTGTAGCAAGAAAGTTTGCAGAAATTTCTTCATCAGTTCTTTCATTTAGAAACTTGGCAACATCTAAAGGAGATTTTTCTGGCTTGAAAGGATTCGGCTTTGTTGCTGTTCCTGGCACTGTATTTTGTTGCCTTTGAACATCCTCCAAGAGACGTTTCACGTAAAACTTAGCTCTTTCATCATAGAAACTATCTTGGACTTTCACGGTACTGAATTCATCATTTGAAAATTGATCTTCGCCTTGGATTTTATCAAGGTTGTTTCTGATGCTTGCATCAACTGATTGAACATTGCTTGTGTATTTGACGACTGGCGTCCATGAAAATCTTGTAAAGCGAGGAGTAAATCTACGGAAATTGATTGAATCAATCTGATCGGAAGAAAACTGTTCTGGATTGAGGCGTTCGATTGCCAAATCTCCAGGAATATCTCCACTGTCATTCAATCTTTCATCCGTGGTAAAAAAGATGTAATTGAAGTCTGCCTCAAAATTTTTAACTTCAGGAGTATCAACAACAGCAAATTTTTTGGAAGGTAATGAAATAGCCATTATGCACCCCTAAGTGTTTCTACAGTAAGAAAGAAATCATCAAAACGTAAGTCATCTTGTTTTTTCAATTTCATTATTCCTTGAGTTTCAAATAGTGCTTCATCAATCAATGAAAGAAATTCTCTCTTTTCAAGGAGGCGTCGTCCACTTTCTGTCAAACGAGTTGCCTCAACATCTATTTCAAAATCATCAACATTCAAAAGAAATGTAAATGTTCTATCAAACTTCTTCGGACTAATCACAAGCTCTTGAACGTATTCTGGTTTGGACAAAATGTTTCCAAATGAAATCAGTTGCAACATGTCTCGAATTTCAACAGGTACACTTTCGTTTGTTAGAAGTTCGTTGACATTTGTTGAAGGAAGATTGTATCTCATATCATTTCGAATGTAATCCAAAACAAGATTTGACAAATCAGGATTGAATTCTGCTTCTGCTTCATAAAGCGGATTGTAAGTAAAGTTTCTCTCAGTCAGGTCTATTCCAGTTACTATATTCATATATTCATTCAAAAGGTTTGATTGAACATGATTAGAAACCATCTGTCTTATTTCGAATGGTTGAAGGAAATTGTAAGAAGTTGAGTTTTGCAAATCTCTCAAGTTTACTTTTTGTCCGTCTGTTTTTGACAAGTCTCTAAGAGTAATTGTTTCAAGAAGTCTTTCAAAGTCATAAAATCTTCCATTTCTTTCCAAGACAAAAGATGGATCTTGATAAAGGCTCAAGTCAAATAACAATTTTTTAGGCTTGAAGACAAGTTCTTCTCTTCTCAAATCACGTTTGTAAACATTGATTGAAACAACGTCAAATTCTTTGTCAACAAAACTTGTTCTGGTGATCGCGTCTCCATTAATTCTATCACTAATTTGATTGGTCATATTTTGAGGAAGTCCAATTGAGACTACTTTCAATTTTGACCTTTCATTACCAATGTCTTGAAGTTCCTTTTGAGAAAGAAAAGACAGCAGCGCATTATAAATGTTGTTTTGAAAACCATCAAAGATAACAAAATTGCTGTTTTGAATTTGCCTTCCTCTTGTTACTTTTCTTGGATTTCTGTCTGTCATAGACAGAAAATCTTGATAGATGTTCTCCATTGTATCAACTTGGGTTCTTGATTTCAACAAACTCAAGTCCTCTTCTTGATTTCCCAATGCAAGGAACTGTTGAATGAGATTGGTTGTAAGATTCGAAGAAACTTTTGCTTTTCCATCCATTAGCATTGCTTCGATCTTTTCAAAGATATGCAAGAAGTTTTCAACAATCAAATTCTCCGTTGCCAATTTATTTCTAATTGAACGGAGGGAAATGAAGTATTCAAAACCACGGAAAATATCCGGACGTAGAGCAATATCTCTAAAGAAACGATCATTGGCTCCAATGTTCTTGAATGTGTTGAGCATATTTGTGAAATCCGCCAGAGATTTCACATTTGTTCCTGCTAATGGACTACGTAGTGCATCCACCAAAAGATTTGAAGGCAGCACAGATTTATTCAAAACGTTTGAGACAGAAGAAGCACCACTGGTCCCCTCGCCAGAAGAACGGAATAATAAGTTGCTATTCGACAAAAGAGTATTTGGGATAATCTTTGGGATGGTTGTGCCTGCTAATTGCCCTGCAAAAGTGCCTAGTGGAACATAACCAATTAGAGATACTTTCGGGGTGGCAGCGAGCTTTTGTTGAATAATATTCTCCAATGATCCTATAATCAGACCATGCATATCGGTGGCGTGTTCAATTTTGAATCCTGATGATGCAGAATTCTTTGAAAAGGATTGGAAAGAGTATTTCTCAAGAAAAGAAGCAAATGTTTCAAAAATCAAAAGAAAGATTGTTGTTGATGACAAGAAATTAAATCTTGTTCTGTGGCTAAGATCATTCAGTAAGTGAACTGGGTTTGCAATGTCAGAAGCCAGTCGATATGTACTTGTGTACATATCAATGATTGCTTTTATCGTGTTGTTTGATGAAACTCCAGATGCTTCAACACTTTCAACAAGAGTTGAAGTTATTGCACCATCAGCAAGACTTAGAATGTTTCCATTTCCAAAGGAGCCAAGCAAGGAAGAAGGAATGTTTAGTTGCAGATTTGATAGTTGATTTCTCAACGTTCCATTTAGAACATTGATTTCCAAAGTGTTTGTTCTTCTAGAGGAAGATCGTGTTGTTGTAACAAGAGTCTTTACTCTTGCTTCGATATCACTTGCAAGTCGACGCAACAATTCACTAAACTCAACAGTTCGGTCTGAAACAAATGGATCTTCCCCTGGTTCCAAACGAACAAAATTTAGACTTGAAAAAGTTCTCTTTAGGTCACTGATGAAATGTTGGATTGAACCACGTTGTTCTTCTTCTTTGGAAGAATCCAGTGCTGCAAGAATACAAAACTGGAACAACATGTTTTTCAAAACAAGGTCTGTGTTTGAAAGTTTGAATACAGCGTTTATGATTAGTTGATCAGTGTTCAATGAATTCTTGTCGACAGTTCCCTCAATACTTGCGCGAAACATTGAACTGAACATATCAAACAAGTTATCTGGAACGAGTCCTGATGAAATCTGTTGATCAAGTTGAAGAAGTTTTGTTATTGAGTTTCTTACAGAAGAACTGACTTTTACATATCTAGAAACAAAATCAGTGTACGGTTGAATGTTGAAGCCTTGAGCAGGAGTAACTGACTGAACAATAGTTTCAGCCAAATATTCACTACCCGGTACATATGTTTTTTTCACACTTTCAAAGTCAATGTATTTGTTTTCAAATGGTAAAACTGCAACATCTTCATTGATATCAATTCGGAAAATTGAAGCAAGAGAACCTTCTCCAAGAGGCGCATCAAAAATGGTTGTATTTACCGTTCCAAGAATATTATCGAAAGGATTACCTTCTGTTCCCTGTCCGAAATCTCTTTGAATGTCATTTTGAATTTGAGTAGTTCCCAAACCTTTTGAAACTCTCAGTTCTTTTGATAGTAGGTTGATTAAAAGTTTGATCTTATCATCAGGATTTACTGGAAGACTTGAAACAAATTGAGAAAAAAATGATGTTTCTGATGCGTTTAGTGGTTCAATTGGAGAACGAATTGAATTTACATTGAACGTAAAGCCATCGGTCAAATCATATGTTGTGTCTAGTGTTACTGGTGAAAAATTACTTGGTCGATCGGTATCAACAATATCAAATAAGTTGTAGGAGTAATTCTCCAAGATTTTTCTCAAATCAAAAGTCATCTGAAGGAGGATTTTGCTTTCAGCAAACTGGTTCCAGTTGTCTTCAGTGAATTGAAGATGACTTGTAAAAAAATCCTTCAAAGTTTTGAATTTCTTTGTGTCATATACAGAACTTGGATATTTTTTGATATCCAAGGCTTTGTTTACAACTTGGACATTTGAAAGAATCTGATTGTAAATCTTTAGACTTTCTCCAATGTTTCTTATTCTTTGATCATAATCAGAACGAAGTCGAGACAAGTTTGCTCTTCCATTTCTGGAATTCTCCAACTGTTCAAAGATGTAGACAAGTGTCTCAAACCTGATTTTTGATGCTTGATATTGGAAATCAATTAAGTTTCCAACTCCAGTCAGTTGTCCATTATTGAAGGCTGAAAGAAAGTCTGTAACGGTTAGAATCTCTGGACGGTACGATGAGATTCCATCTTTTTCAACTGGAACAAAAGAACCGTTCAAGATAGTGTTTCTAGAAACATCAAGCGTGTCTGTTGATAACTCTCTAAAGTCACGGATTCTGGAAACAACATCAACTCCAGTTCGACGTCTCAATCCTTCCAAAACTTCAACAACACCATTTCCTGTAATTCTTCGATTGACTTGATCTTGCAATGGAGCAGAAGAAATATCTCCAATTTGCCCAGCAACATCGTCTCTCAATCTAGAACCAGTAAATCCAGAAGATGATGGACTTTCTGCCGGTGTACTTGATGGTGTGCTCGATGGTCTTGGTAGGTTTGGAATAGGAGTTCCAGTGACTTGAATTCCTCCAAGACTTGCTCCACGTCCCCTAACTCCTAATCCGAAATATCTGGTCATTCTTTCACCGTTATTCTACCACAACCGTATTTGTTTTTACTTCAGCGCCTCGTCCCTGATCTTGATAAACTGGAATTATGATGTATGTCAATCCACCCTTTTCATTGTTTGTCAAGTTGTCCAAAAATCTGAAATGGTTTGTGTTTCCGAGAGCATGAGATTTTCCAACGACTGTTCTAATCCCAAGAACCTCAAGAATAACTATGAAGTGGTCTATTTTCTTTAGAGTTCCTTTTACATTCCAAGAAATTAGAACCTTTGAGTTTGAAATTTTTGAAGCAACAGCCTGTTCAACAATTGGAATGTTGTCAGCCAAGGAAACTGTTGTGGTTGTAATGTCAACTACGTCACCGAAAGTAAAATCACTTTCCGCAAAGTTTCTCTTTCTACTTTCAGGAGTTGAAAGAGTTCCTTGGTTGAGTGCCAACGGATGTTTCCATTTGAATGGTTGATAAGTGTATCCTCTAGAACCAGAAACAGTTGTTCTAATTGATGACAACAAACTGTCCGTTGCTCTTAGGTAAGTTGTCACTTTGTATTGATAGCGAGCTCCGGCTTCAATTGGTTTTACTGATGAGTTTTTTTGATATTTCAAGTCTGAAAATGATGGTTCTCTTATCACACCAAAATCCTCAAGTTCACCAGTTACCATATTGAACCTCTCAACCTTGTATGAAAACAATTTTTGAAGTTGAGATCGGTCTGCCTGAATAGCGTCTGCGTACTCTGTGAGCCCCTGTGAGGCGAGTGCATTTTTCACAAGGTCAATCTGCCCAGGAATTATCTCAGAGGTTATAGAGAATGTTGTATCGTATTCGTTGCCCACTGTAATGACAGTTGGAGATAGTATTTTTGTGTTGACAATGTTGGAAGAGATTGGTTTGAAACCAATTGTTGAAGTTGATGTCGAATCAACTTCAAAACCGTCTTTATAAATCATCCTGATTTTGTAGTCATAAATTTTATCAAGATTGACTGTTGTATCTTCAAAAATAAGAGGAGCGGAACTTTCATCGGTGATTTGAAAAATGTTTGAAATTGTAGAATACTTGGTTTCTTTGTTGCTTAGATTTTTTCTCAAAACGCACCAAGAAATTGGACCTGCTGGCATCGAGCGAACTTCAACTTTTACACCGTTTGAAAAATTTTCTGTGTTGATAGAAACAGAAGATGGTCTTTGTTGTCTCTTCTTGTTTGACAAAGAGAATGAATTTTCAACATCTACAAAAGCAGAAGAAAATTCGGCACCCATTACACCGTTTGTTCCAACCGGAACAGCTCGATAAATCGTTGGTGACAATCCGGGCAAAACATCCAGAACTCTAACATATTCCGCTCCTTGAACAGAATACCTTCCAACCTCAACAAAGCTTTCTTCGGAAGAAGGTGCGTCTTTCTTGATTTGTTTTCTATAGAGAAAAATTTGTGTTGCAGTTGGATCAACTTGCTTTAGGGCAATATCAACAAAGTTGTTGTTTACTCTTGGAAGAACCTCAATCATCGGAGCTTTTGTTGGAATGTTTAGATTTTCAACATTCTTCAAATGTGGAACATAGAAATTATAGATACCTTGAACAACATTCTGTTTTGTTTTGTGAAGTAAGGTAAAATAAAAATTGTCTGTATTCAAATCTCCAACTGGAATAAGAATATCAAATGTTGCTGTTAGAAAATATGTTTCTTCTTCAACAGGCATCATCAGGATTGCATCAGGCGGAAGACTGCGAAGAGCATCCGCAGTTCTATCATTCAGCAATGATCCAATGATTGAGTTCTTTTCTCTATCATTCAATCCTTGACTGATTGTCATCAACTTCTTTGGAGTTTTAGGTATTGTTCCATTGAAAGAAGAATTTGCAGTTCCAACAGTAAATGTTGGAGAACTGAAATCGGCTGGATCACGTTTTGTATCAAACAAAACCTTGTTCATGTCACTTTTCAAAACTGCATTATTTGCTGTTCTTGTTGAGGTGACGATATTGCGTGAAAGGTTGTTTTCCAAAATAGGTGCAGAAACATTTTTTGACTGTAGGTCACCAACAGCCACGGGTTTCAATGTTCTTTTTTTCAATACAGCACTTTTATCAAAAGCATTTTGTATTTTTCCAATAGCGGTTTTTGGGAAAAAGGCAGTAAGATCAAGTTCCTTTGAAAAGAATGCCTCAATTTTAGTAGACCTTGCCAAATCAATAGCAGAAGGTCTTTGAGTTTGAAGTTCCTTTACGATCAAATCAGGATTGAAGTTTGGGAAAATTTTTGGCTCAACTTTTTCATAAGCCTTTTCTCTACCGAGAAGAGTAACGGCAAATGACTTCTCTGCAAGAATTTTGTTGAAGTTGAAGTTCAATCTCATTTTATAATGAAAATATCCATCCTTGATTGTTTCCAACGTGATGCCATCTTTGGCAACATTCAACAACTCATTCTGTTTTTTTAGTTTGACTTTCATGGTAAATTCTTTAGCTGAGAATGATGGTGAACATGTTCACAAATGTGTCAACACCGTAGTTGTCTGTGAAGACTTTACCTGCGAAGAGCACTCTTTTCGCCACCGAGTTTTTTCCGGGAAAAGAACCAAAATCAATAACATCAAGCTTTCGAGTTTCACCATCTTCGCCAACCTCAAAAAACTGAGCGAAGAAACGATTTTTCTTTGAAGTCTCAGTGAAATAGATTGTTCTACCGTAACCGCTGTTTATTCTAGGTGCCAAATCATTTTCAAGTTCGTCTATAGTAAGGATCGGTGCCTGATTTATTCTTTCGTAGTTTCCTAGTGGTTCATTAGTTGAAGAACCAAGACGTCCCTTGTTGACAGGCGGCAAGAATTGAAAGTTTGGAATATGAGACAACCTTTTATCTTGGAAGAAACCCTCGACTTGGTTGATATCAACTTCTTGAAGATCCACTTCTTCAATTGGATTATTGTCAGTGATAATGAATGGTTCTGGAGAAAGTGGTCCAACGATAAACTCATCACGATTTTCATCAATCAATTCTGGTGAACCAAGAATACGACAACGCTTGTAGTTTTGAAGAGAACTTCCAAGCAGAGTATCCATTTGAGAAAGGTAAGCTTGACCAGTAAGTGTCTCTTGTGTGCCAGACACAGTAATCATGATTTGTCCAGGAGCTACAGAAAGAGTTGAGGATGTAATCCCGAACAACGAGTTTGCAAGAGTTTTGGAAATCAGTCTACCGCTATCATCAGCTTCAAAGGTTATCGTATCCTGTGGAAGAGAACAAATTTCCAGTTGAGGTCTGTCAATAGCTTCGAGACTTCCTGAAACAATCGTATCCTCATTGTAAACTGCTGTTGCATCAGAAAAAGAATAGAACTCTGCACGCAAACGACCCTCCGCCAACTGCCTTTTTCCTTCGGCGGTTAGAATGGTATCGAGAAACCTTGTTTTTGGGTCGAGAAAACCTGACATACCTTCTAAATATTATGGTTTCAGCTTTCATGGTTTTCTTTCTTCTTTTCATTTGAATGCATTTTTTGAAAAAGGCGTCGGTCTGTGCTACGCCTAAACCAAGGAGAATATTATGTCCGTAGAAAATCTCGAATATGCCCTCGCGACCCTTGAGGATGCCCTAAACGATCCTTACGCTTTGGAGATCGACCGCCAGGTTTTGAAGGATTGTGCCGATCAGGTGAACATTGCCCTGTGGCTTTTGTTCGTGGAAGGAATGAGTTTCTTCTATTGGGACCAGCTCGATCAGCTCAAATTGCTCGGGGTTTCTGCGAAAGAGTTGGATCTTTTGAAAACCATGATCGAGCTGCTTCAAAAGCATCCTTCATCGCAATGATTACAGTGAAGACGGAATTACAGTTACACTGTATTTGATCCCATTTCTTGAAAAACGACCAGACCTCTGTTATGGTGTGAGAATGTATTTCGTTTTCACATGCAGGCACCGACAGTCCGTCGATTCCCGAACGGATGACGGATCGGGTTGGCTCGAAGAGGAGCGTTCACACGAATACAGCGATTTCGCTGTGTCCGTTGTTGAGGACACTCAATATGACGCTTCCTCTCTTGGAAGCGGCTATTTCGAGAGCTTTTTCTCGAAGCCTATCGCGAACGAAGCGTTGAATTCCGCTGTTTACGTGGTCGTAAAGTACGTCACCATGCGTGATACGTTCAATGTCGACCACGACCTTCTCGAAGTTGCCTATTTCGGGCAAGACTTCGAAATTGCTCAAAAAATCCTCGAAGATATCGAGGACGAAAAGAACCTTGCGTCAAGCGGCTACTTCGCGGACGAGATCACCGGGAGTGACCTCATGACGTTCAAGGCACCCTTCGCAGTCCTGCCACAGCGCAAAAAGTAATAGTGTCCTTATTTGGGGACACCCTTTTCGAAAGCTTCCCTTGTAATTTCAAGGGTTTAGGAGCCTGAAAAAAAGTTCTCCTATTTCTTGAAAATCGCTCTTGGGTATGCTAACTTAGAAGCATAAGGAAAAGGAAAACAACATGTCGATCACCTCCAAGGATGGCAAGTCGTTTCACGTTGGCATGGTCGTGGCTACGGTCACGAAGCACGACGTGCGAATCATGAGTGACGTGTGGGCGAACGTCACGTACGCCGTGGTCTATCAGCCGACCGGCGAGGAGAACATCGAGGATAGCTTCCGCTATCACACGACCCCTTGGAAGGAGTTTTACAAGCTCGACCAGGGCATGTTCACTTTCGTTCGCCTTTCGTGCAGCGAGTTTGGAATGAACTCGAACGTCCAGGGCTACAACATCGATGCTTCTCCTGAAATTCAGGAGATTTACCAGGCTTGGTTGCGTGGTAAGGACTTCGCGAGCAAGCTCCACGTCTACGACTCGGACGAGTGGCGGATTCAGGAAGGACGTCGCCGCATCGAGACTGGTCGTTTCGCTCGCGTCGTGAAGGGTCGAAAGGTTCCAAAGGGAACCGTGGGCAAGATTTTTTGGGTCGGCGACAAGGGTTACGGTCCTTGTGTCGGACTCGCTCTTCCTTCCGATGACGGTGTCATTCGTGGGAAGGAAATCACCACGAAGTACGGAAAGAAGATCACGAGCTACGAGAAGACGGTTTTCGTTGCAAGCTCGTATGTTGCGGTGACGGACGGTCTGGACGGTCGCGTCCTCTGATCCAAAACAAAAACGATAGCTTAGATGCGGCAGGCTGGGATTCGGGATGTTCCTGTGTTCCAGCCTTGCTGTAATTGGTGGGGTCTGTAAACCCCAACCTCCTGTTCAACATCACTGTAATTGCAGCGTAACTAAAACAAAAAATTCGACAAGCATTAGTTGAAAATCAACCTCCAGCCTGTTATATTGTAATCATGGGAAAGACGGTTAGCAAGGCACAGCGGTTCTCGAAGCGTGATAGCCGGGACCACGAAGACATGAAGGGCTTCCTCCGCTCGAAGCAGAAGGGACCGCAAAAGATGCGTCCCCGAGACTATCGCGAGCTGACGAGTGAAGATTGGCAAAGCCTCTTGCTCGAAGAGCTTGCCGAATCATCTTCGGATCCGGGTGAGTGAACGTTCTAACGATTCCATTCGAAAGAAAACCATGCGAAACAGTCGACAGCTAAAGAAGGCAGTACAGGCGAGCCTCGAAGTGGCAGAGGCACTTGCTCTCGTCAGTGACGAACGATTCCAGAGTCGAGCGCGTGCTCTGATCAAGTCGCAACAGCAAATCGACGAGCGCCTTTTGGAGCTTTTCGCGGACGTGCGTAAGGCAGAAGGTGTGCGCGAAGAGCACGTTCGTCCACCGGACGAACCTTACGACGTGGGAACATGGGTTCACGTTCGTGTGAAGGTGATGGACGGTGGTGGAGCGAAGTTTGCTGCCGATGACATTCGTCGCTTGGAGCATCCTCTCGTTCGATGCCTGATCGTTCAGAACCATCTTTCGCCAGGTTGGAAGCTTCCAAAGGGCGGCTACTTTCTGGAGACGGAAGAGGGTGAGCAGAAGCTTTCGTTCCTTTTCTTCGAGGAAGATTTCGAAAAGGTTGGGTGGTGACATGAATCCGAACGCAACCGAAACTGAGAAGATGCTCCGCCTCGACGAGTTGAAGGACAAGATTGAATGCGCTCAACGAGCCCGTAATCATCTATCGAACGCGTACGGGGACGGGATTGTTGCTGAGCTTTTCGAGGCTGGCGATAGGGACCGGCTTCTCCGACTTGAGGAGAGTGCAAAGAGGATCATTTACGACCTTTGCACGGAATATGACGAACTTCACCGCGAGATTTATGGGGTGCGGGAGTCGGATTGACCAAAACTTGGTGAGACAATAAACATGAGACTTCTTTGGAAACTTTTTTTGGATGACGAACGTGACCTTGCCTATATCGGCGAGGAAGGTCATCTTGAGTGGCGCGTGGCTCGCTCTGTTGAAGAGGCAAAAAAGCTTGTCGAAAAGCTTGGAATGCCTGTTGAAATGTCTCTCGATCACGACCTTGGTGTTGTGAATGGAGAATGCTCGACGACGATGGAGTTTCTCAAGTGGCTCCAAGAATGGTGGGACGCAAACAAGCGTCCGCGTGTCCCGGATTTCCAAGCTCACAGCGCCAATCCCGTAGGTGTGCAGAACATTCGAAGTTTCATGCGGAGCTGGCTTCGTTTCGAAGAAATGGAGAACAATGTTCCTAACAGTTGAGGAGCTGGAAAAGCTTCCGGCGTGGAATAAGTTTCGAAACAGTCATGATGTTTCGGCAGTATCTAAAGGTTCCAATAAACCGAAGGCAACTGAATGAAAATCATTATTCGATCCCCTCTGCATAAACAGGCAAGAGCAGAGCTTTCTGAGGTGTATAAAAAGATTTGCACGTTGCTCAAAAAGCGCAATTTCATACCTCTTCAAGTGTTTACACCTGTATATGAAGGAAACACACTCACTCTTGAGTTTAGGCAGACCGAGCATGTCATTCTGGTTCTAAATGAGCTTAGATGGCTTTTGGCACAGAAAGCCACATGGAATTATGAGGTCCTGCGGTGAATTCTATAGCAAATTTGAACGACACCCTCGTTGGCAGCAGGTTTTTGAGCAAACTGAAGAGTCAGTTCTAGTTGATTGGAGTCAATATGACCAAAGAAGAGTGTGAAAAGTTTGTCACGGCGACCTGCAAGGCGAAGGGAGAAAAGACCCTTAATTACTTGCGTATCAACTCGTGCTACATCCTCCCTGACCATATTGTTTCGATCGAAATTTTCCGGACGTTGACATGGTCATTCCGGTGGAAGTGGGGCTTGAGGGTTGAGCTAAGCACGGGTCGAACTCTGCGCGTCACCGACATTTGAGGTTGAATATGACTGCTGAACAAACATCAAATTTTGCCGGGAAAAGTGAGTTTAGAAAATCGGCTGGCATTAATTGAAAATCCAAGCCCGATTTGTTATATTGGAAGCATCAGATAAGGGCTTGGAAAAAGAGCCCGAAACCAAAGGAAAAAATGATGCGTTTCGATTCGATTTTCATGGTGTTTTCGGTGGTGTTTGCGCTGGGAGCTTGTTCAGCAAGCGTTCTTCCCGTCGAACCCGACTGTCTTTCGCTCTGCGAGCAGGGAGCACTTTGTTCGGTGGCGGACGGGGTTTCATGCGAGGTCACGTGCCAGCGTTGGGAAGAGGCAACGGACCGCTATTCTTGCGAGCCGCAGTATCAAGCAGTTCTGGATTGCGCAGAAGCAAACCTTGAGTGCGGACCCTGTCTTGAGGTCCAGCAGGCTTGGGCTTCGTGCGTGGTTGACGGAATGATGACGAGTGCATCTTCGTATTGCAATACGTGGACATGCATGTCTTATCCCGCACGCCCTTCGGATCATACTGAATGCGTTGGTTGGGTTCAGGAATGGATTTTCCTTGCGGATGTTGAGCCTGCGATTTCATGGATCGAGCGTGGAAATGAAATCGATGAGTGTGCTCGATGCACCGAGGAAAACTTTGGCGTTCAGAACTTCGACGAGTGTAATCTTGGCGAGGCTCTTTGGAAGACGACCTGCCCTGTCTGTAGGGATTGAACCGGAGGATTTGATGGAACAGAAAGTGTTTGGTAAGCTGATTCATGAGGACATTCTCGAAGCGGCGCGAGGATGGTTGTCTCGTGGAGCATTCCTTCGTTCGCTAACTGTGAATGAGCGTACCGGAGAAATTCAATACATTATCTGGTCAACTGACCACACCGAAAATAGAGTCATCGGAAAAACGTTCATCGACAGTGATGGAAACGCAGTTGGTCACGGAGAGGGCGTTCGTGTTTTGGAGACTCTCGTTGAGAGTCAAGATTCCTGATCGTTCAATCAAAGAACGGTTGTCCTGAGCGGTACAGATAGTCATAAATTCCACTATCACGTGGATTGAAATCGGTGGCAGTTGAAGAGGTAGCATACCAGACAGCACGTTGATAACTGGTCGAACCCGAAACAAAAGTGATGGATACCGGAGCATAAATACTTGCTCCGGTATTTTTGTTTATGGTCGCACAACCTTGGCGTTGCTCTAACATGTCGCGCAAGTAACCAAAATGGGTTCTTGAGAAGCGAGCACCGACTGGCTTGGCAATGGAGCTTTCAAGCCCATACTTGAAGCCGCGGATGATTGGAACGGAAACGTACGAAGAGTTTGCAAGTGCTGACGACCCAGGTTTGTACTGAAAACCGAAGGTTGGTTGATATCGTCCAATGTCAATAACGGTCGTTGCTTGAGCGCCTTCATTGACGCCGTTTCTGTTGCTAAGTTTGCCACCATCGCCGATTCCATAGAAAGTCTTAGAAAGGTCTTGCCAAGATGGAGAACCAAGTTCTTTTTCTTTCCAAACCAAGGATGATGTTGCAGATGTAATCATTGAACAGAGGAATACAGGAATCGAGTTAACAACTGTGTTGCTCTCGGCATAGATTATGAGTCGCGCAAGAAAATTTGAGCCTGATGCTGGGGACACAGGAGTTCCTGAACTATCAACTGCAAGTCTTTGTTCGACTGCGAGAGAAGCATCTTGACGAAGTGTCTTTTGAAGAAGACGATATTTCGTTTGAAACGGAAATTCATCTCTCCAGTTACAGTCAACCCCGTCAAAAGTCGGGTCAGATGAGTCGTCTATTGGGTTTGTGCTATAAGCAATTTCAAACCCCTGTCTTCCAAGTCCTTGAACACCCCAACGCTCTCCACCATAAGGAGTTGTTGAAGAAGTAGTAAAAAGAGCCGGAACGGCAGCATTCACTCTCAGAATAGAAACAGGATGTGGGATAAATGTATCAGCAATGTATTCATCACCGTCAAAAAATGAAGTATTTCTGGTGAAACTTCCAATAAACGATCCTGTTTCGTAAGCAGATCGTAACCAGTATGGAACATAATAGTCTTGAAAAACGCTAAGATTTAGTCCGTCTATTTTTCCACCGACATCATATCGAGGATCACCACTTATACTTGGAGTTTGATTGAATAGAAAATCACCAAAGAGAACTCTATCAACAGATGAGCTTTGGAAACTGTTTTTACTTTCAATATCAAACTGGTCGAATACAGGCATTATTCAATTACCTTTCGAATGGTATTAGAAGTAAGTATTTGATCAAGTGTTTCGTGATATTCTTTTCCTTCTACAACGTAAGAACCATACAATCTTACCTTGAACTTACCCGGAAGGATAGAAAGTGTAGGACCACGGTTTACAGATGAAGAAGTGAATGGAAATGCGTCTGTATATTCACTCTTACCAATGTAAGCACCCTGGAATCCAAAGATCAAGTTATCTGTTGGTTGCAAAACGTAAGGTGTCGCTTGTTGGAGTTTCGGATAAACCTTTTCAGTTCCGGTAAGAACATCGGTGGTGTTGTATCGTTCAATACCAACAACATTTCGTAAAAGGTTTCTACTGTCAGCAGAGCCATACTGCCCAACACCTGATCGACCACCATAGCTTCCTGGGTTTTGAATTTCATTATGAGCGCCTGCGATAACAGGACCAGGCAAAGTCATTTTGATGCTATCGCCAGGAGCGATAGTTTGAATGGTTCTTTGAATATCTTGAGTTGGATAACATAGGTTTGCAGATCCGGAAATAACAATGGAACCAGTGTAATCAAACCTAATTCTTTCCCAATCATTATCTTGTCCACATAAGAAATATGGAATATTTCTTGAATTCAAAGCTGATTTTGCAGCAATCCAAGCACTATCCGTATCAATGGAAGCTGTTGGAGCTGCCAAGAAAGCAAACTGATTGAATGAAACCAAATCCAATGATGAAGTTGTGGCAGCAAACGAAACAAGATATTCCGTTTTTACGGAAGTTCCCGAGGCAAGATCAATTGTTGGAGCAATCGTTCCAGAAAAATAGTTTTTCATTTTTCTTTGATTCAGAATGAAAAACGTATTGATTGCTTCACCATGAGAACCACCTGTTCCTTGTGCCCAATAATCTCTGGAGAAATGAGAGCAACTGAACTCAACAACGACTTTTTCAAGAACGAAAGGTTGTTTGATTTTGTCTGTCAAGGGAATAAGAATAGAAGAAGATCCGGGTGCGTAATTGGATCCAAAGGAATTGTATGGAATATGATATTTGTCATCAAATGGAAATCCGAATTCACTGATCGGTGCTTGACTGAAGTATGTTGCATATTGCGAGTTGGCGACGTTCGGAACAAATGGCAAGAATCCAACAGCCTTATCAGACAAATAGGCTTGGGCGGTGACTTGAGAAGCTTCACTGTCACCTAGAAATCCGACAAAAGTATCATAAATATCTTGGTAGTAATTCCAACTTCTATTGCTTCCGACTCCCCAAAATGCTTGAGCATCCGGGTTCCAATACATCATCGCATAATCGTTTCCTTCACTATTTCCATTTGAAGCGGAACGATATCCTACAGAACTTGTATGAAGAACTTCATAATCAAACTCAAGAACAGTCTTTGACCAAAGGGGTTCTTGGAACCCTTCACCAGCATCAATGACGGATGATCCTGTAGCGAAAAAATCCAATCCATTTGATTTGCCGTCAGAGGCATATTGATTACCATCAGAAAATGGCAATGTTTCTTTCTCTTCAAAAAATGAAACAAAACCATCTGCTACATTTACGGTTGCGCGAGCATTTGGAACAATCATTGAAGAAGTGAATTCTGTGCTATTGATCCACTGATTTTGTGTATTCAAACCAATAGGGTAAACAACACCACCTTGTTCATCCAAAACCAAGGAAGAGCGACAGTTGTATATCTTCCTAACTTCTTCGGCTGAAAGAGCCTTACCAAAAATTGCAACTTCGTTCAGATAACCACCCCAGCGATTTGTCTCGGAGTCCGGATTTCTTCCAAACCAAATTGGTTCTGTGATGTTTGCAATCTCAACAAAAGTTCCAAAAGAAAGATTTTGTGTTGCAAAATCTGTTTCTCCATTTATATAAAGATCCAAAGACGGAGAAGATCCGGAATGATAAACGGCTGCAATATGCATCCAGTCATTTTGATTTGAAGAAAATCTTGGAAGATTTTTGATTATAGAAATAGAGCCGCCGGAATTAGAATCGACAACAACGAAAGCAACATAAGGTGATGCTCCTCCCGCTTCTACACCTCCCATTTGAATGTTGAATTCGTCGGTGCGATAAATAATATATCCTTCTCCATCACCGAAGGCTTCTTCAGGTTTTACCCAAACAGTGAAACTCAAATCAGATCTGGATAGATCGATTTGATCTTCTGTGTTTATGAATTGAATATTGAAATTGTCATTATCTTCATGATTATTCCAAAAAAAACGAGGGGTACGATCAAGTTTTCCAAAAGAATTGAAGTTCAATCCTAAATCGTCTTTTGTGTATGCGTAATCCGGATATTGATTTCTTTGAATACTTGTTGTTATTTGTGTAAACTGCTGATACAGGAAAACACTTCCGGAAACCAAAGCTTCTTCAGCTTGCACACTCAAACACCTCGGCAAGAAACTTGGAGAAAAATATTCAACTTTGAAGTTTTGTTCAAAAGATTTTGTTCCGGGATTTCCAATTCTTTCCGAAAGGGAATTATCACTATTCATTTTGAAGTAAAGCCACAAATCATCTTTCCAAGTATTTGAACTTGAAGGATAAGTCGCAAAAGTAATGGCACTTCGATCGTCCCAAAATGTGTTTGTTGAAGATCCGGCATTCTCTCTGTTTTGAAGTTGTAGACGCGGAGGCAAACCCTTTGCTCTACTTCGTTTGTTTGAACGTGGCATTCTTCACCCTCTCAAAAGACCGGCATATGCGATCGAATCGGTACCATATCTTGCATTACCAGCATCGATAATGGTTCCTGCTGTAGTTGATTTTACTGTAAATTTCTGTCGAATGTCTTCGCTCAAATCAAAATCCAGGCGATTCAGCACAGAAATGAAATCTGAATTTGTGGTATTGATCTGTTTTACAATTTCTTCATCCTTAGTTTCGTCCCAAGGACGAATCAACGTTTCTTGATAAGCAACATAACCATGAATGGTTATGCCTCCCATAGTCTCTTGACCTTCATCAAGAAAATATCTTACTTGAAGAGGATCTTGGTAGTCTATAAACTGTTCAATTCTATTTGAGCGTCTATCAAGAGTTTCAAAGTTGTTTCCATCTTCCAGTGTTCCATGAATTTGTCTTGGAAAGAATGGACCTGAATGGTCTTTCCTGTAAGGAATCGTCAACGGTTCAATGATTGCCTCCTCCTCAGATTGTGGTCCATCATTGAAATAAATTGGTGTTGGGTAACTGTCTCCAGAGCTCAAATAAGCAACAGGGTTGAATTCGGGAAGTTCTTCCCAAATTAGTGAGTTTTCATATTCAACCCATGATCTTGCTTGACCAATTGGATTTGTTCTTGTGTAATGACGAATGTTTCCAGACCAAAGTTTTGGTTGAGAGCTTCCGTAAAGTTCACGATATCCTCTAAGTTCCACACCTTGACGATAGGCATCAATTTGTCTTGTGTTGACTCCTTCACGAGTTGATTCAAACTTCAACACTGCTCGTGCAACAAGAATGGAATCAGTCGCATCATTGAACGGAGTAAATTCCGTTGCAAACTCCCATTCATTATCAGAAAAAACACTCATATCAATACCTATTCACCTCTCCAACAATTAGGCGGAGAAGGATGGTTGGTTTCAATCCATCTCTATTTGTGTCACCAAGATAAGCATCTTCATATTTGTATTGAACTTTTGGTCTTTCCAACATGTGACTTTCAACAACAAAGTTTGTTCCATTATATCTTGTTCTACGAGGAATGAGTTGCTCAATAAACATTCCAATGTTAGTATCAAACCATTTGTAAAACTCAAAGAAAGATTTCAAATTCATTCGACCTGTAAGTCGATTGAAATAGATTGATCGAAGGTTGTCCAAGCCTGGATAATCAGGGGAAAATTGCAGTTCTGGATTTCCAATCACGTTGTCAAGTTCATTTAGTGTTGCAAAGATTTTTACAATATCCTGATTGAGTGCATCAACAATAGAAAAATCTATAGAAAATTTATTGTTGTCGGTCGGTATTTCTGATCTCGGCAAGGAATAAACAGGTGCCGTTTGTGCTATTGAAGAAGATGCAACATTTTGAAAATCTTGGAATGAACGAACGCGAATTTTTTCAACAGAAACTCCTTCATCAAACTTTGGAGAAATGTAGCTGTAATAGTACATCTCTGGAACGATGACACTTGAAGTCAAAGGAAAAGCCGAACCAGACCAACCAAAATCACCCTGAGAAAAATCAAAGAGATCCAGTTCTCCGGTAACGTTTGATTGAGTAACGGCTTGATCTGTCGAAACATCCATTCTCAATTTTTGCCAAGAACCACTTACATTTGTAACGAAACCAAATTGACTTGATGGATTTTCAACACCAAGTGAGGAAGGATTTCGTACATGTTCAAGCCACTCGTGGTCAGTCAAATATTTCGACCAAAAACGTAGATAGGAAACCTTTCCAGCAAAGTTGGTTGTAAGAGAAGTCTGATCTCCATCTGCTCCCAAATAGGCTGTTTGATCAATTGAAGAACTTCCAATTGCCAAGAAAGCTCCAGATACATTTGAAGTAGAATCGATCTGCATGTATGGTGGAGGTGATCCAACAGTTGCAGTTAGGAAAGAAGAAGTTTGAAAAACTTGTTCAACTTCGCCAAAGTTCTGCTTGGCGGCACGAATAAAGAAAGATGAAGAAATTGTGGAATTCAATCCATCATCATTTCTTCGTCTTCCAAAAGAAATGTACCATTTGTCTCCATCAAAAATATCTGCTCCGGAAAGAAAAAGTGAATCATTCGAAACAACATCATCACTTTGATAAAGGTACAAACCCTGTCCATTTACAGCAACAAGATTCATCAATGTTTGTCCAACTCCTTGAGGAGCTGACGAGCCAGTTGTTAGAAATCTAATCAAACTTTGTGATGGGAAGAGTTGAACAGAAAGTGGAGAGAATTTGTATGTTCCTTCTATTGTCCAAGAACCCGATGTAAGAAGCGCATCGTTTCCTGCATCACCGGAAATGTATGGGTATCCTGGCTCTGTTCTTGGTGCGGTCAAATATGAACTTTGAACGAAACCTCCGGAAAGGAAGTTCAACATCATCGCACTTTCCGATCTTGTTTCTCTAGAAAATGTTAGTGGGCTTCTATTTGGTCCACCGTATTCTCTAATACGGAAGTTATTGTCAGGATCAATTCCAACTGTTCTCAAAAACGCTTTGATCGAGTGCAAAGTTCCCTTTGACCTCATAATACTATTGAGATTTACGAGAATACGGCGCCAAATTTGGTTTTGAACAAATTGTAAGGAACTTTCAGCAGAGGAATATTCCGTATCTAAATCATCTCCATCAATGAATTGTGAGATTGAAGAATTGGTGAATAATGGAGGAAGTACAATTCCTTCTCTTCTTGCAAAATCTTGTAGAAGTGCATTGGGAACTGTATCGATTGAATTGTAATCAATTGCAACAACATTTGAAAATGCTTGCAAATAGAGCTTCATTTCATCAAAGAATTTTGCCCAAAGATACAACATTGAAAGCATTGCTGTTGTATCTCCCATTTGAGTTGTTCCAGGATTCGATCCAGAAATTAATGGATCAATGATATTTCCATCTTCATTTTCATATCCATAACTCTCTTGAGCTTCCAACAAATAATGTTGAGGAATGAGGCGTGTAATAAGGTTTGGATTGTTCTGATCAAAAAAACTTGCAGAGGTGAGAAGGGTTGTTTCAAACTCAACCAATGGAGTGTATTTTGGAAAAAGCACAGGGCTGTACAGAGGCTTCTCTAATGTCATTGGGGAAGGACCCGCAATTGAACTTGTCGGAATATCACGAACTCCTAGTTGATATCCAGAAAGAGATAGGTTGCCATGAAGGCTGTTCGATGAATGATCCAGAACCAATCTTGTTTGAGAACCGGAAGGTTCATTGAAGCGATAGTAAAGTTTTAGATCATCTCCAGAAAAGACATTTCTCTTTGAGAACTTTTTCAACTCTTCAACTGTTCTAATATCATGCCAAACACGAAATTCATCAATAGCTCCGGACAAAGTATTTGAAGGAGTAAATCCAGAAAAAGAAGAACCAGATCCAATGATAAGAACTGAGGAGGTCAGAGGAAATGAATTGAATTCGATTGCAAATGAACTTGTTGAATTCAATTCTTGGTTTACATAACCATAAATTTGTTGATTACCCGGTGTTCTGTTCCAGATAAATGCGAGATGATTCCACTGTCCCTTATTGAACTCAATTGTTGTACTGTTTGTGTAACCACCAGAAACAACAAACAAAGTAGAAGAGCCATAGTCTGTTGAGGCTGTCGAGTTTAGAGTGATTGCATAACCAAAGTTGTCACTAATTTTGTTCAGAATGAACTGATTATCATTTGATTGTGAAGGTGCGAAAAATTGAAACTCAAAAGTCATTGACTTATTTTGAGGCATCAATATGGAGTCACCGGATGTGTTTGAAGATGCATTTGGAAATGTTGCACCTGCAATGTCTTGAGTTGTAACATACGTTCCTCCAGAACCTTCTCCATTGCTTCCTGAGAAGAAAAGGTAGGTGCAGTTCTTCGGCATTGTTTCAAAGACCCAACGTTCGAATCCTGTTAGGTTATCAAGAAATTCATCAATTTCTCCACGGTTTCCATCGAATGGGAAACTGTCAATTATCTTTTGAAAAGCGACATTTGACTTTACTTGAGCCGAGTTGAAAAATGTGTGATTCTCAAATTGTGACCATGAGATGTTGAGTTGTTGTGTGTTTTTCAACCCTACCAAATTTGGTTCATATTTGAAAGAAGATGTTGACGAAAGAGAAGTTGAAGAAACCTCGTCTGCGTTATACTTTGACAAAACAACAGCATCACCTTGCACGTTTGTAATACCACGAATTACCGTTGGTTCAAACAATGATGGTTTGTTGAACTGAAGAGATGTAATGTTGTTGTTTTTTGGCATCAAGAAACCTTGAAAATAAATCCGTTATTTTGAATTAGTGTATCTTTTCCGTTTTCAGAAATTTTGAATTCAAACTCATAAACCTGTCCAGAAACTAAATCAGACATCCAAAAATCAAAATAGTTTCCATCTCCATCATATGATGTTTTGGTTGCAACATCATCAAATGGAATGATGACTTGTTTTGTAATGCCGTCAACCATTCTCCAAAACATGTTCTTTTTGACAGAAGGTTTCGGGTCACGTGAAAACTTAGAGGGCACCAGGAAATCGCTATAATCCTGTACGAACACTCGCAGACGAGCAACCTGATCTCTGGTGTACGTGTTCTGAAGATTGAACATACTCACAACAACATTTTGACTTGGCAGCGAGGAAATCGTACTTGTTTTTCTAGAAAATTGAATTGCCGAGCCAGTGGCGAACACATAAGAAGCGTCTGAACTCTTCCAATATGGTGTGAAAGAAAAATCTGTTGAACCAGATAGGAAGGCATTTAGTTCTGAGTTCGCTGTTGGATCGAGAACCACAGAAGCCGAGTAATATCCGGTCAGTGGAACATAACCAATTAAGACAGACGAACCACTGAACTGCTGGGTAAACGTTGAGAGCGATCTGGTCAAATGGTTTATGGATGCAGAATGAGTTGTGCTATAACTACTCGTCCAGTAACTCACCCATTTACTTCCAACAAGTTCCAACAACAAACAATTACTTCCCGAAACTTCATTTCCAGCAAGAACGAAGTTTTGGAAAATTCCATTTGGAGAGTTGTAAAGAAAGATGTTGTTTGGGATAGAACCAAACAACGCTTTTGAATTGTCATCTTGAAGAACGTCATCGTATTTTACGATAAGTCTTGGTTGAAGATCAGGGTTTGCTTGTTTTGATCCAAATCGCTTCACAAAGCGTGTTTGGTTGTCAGTTTCTTCAAGATTTGAAAAGGAAATTCTCCAGCCGTGATCAGGAAGAAGACCAACAATCGTTCCTGAAACCAATGAAGTGACTTCAACAAAAAGGTCTTCATCTCCACGGGCAAAAGCAAAACTTGCTGTGGTCGATTGCACACCGACACCGAGATTACCGGAAGTGATCAAATCAATATTGTTAGAACCGAGCAAACCCTTGGCATTTGCGCCAGCTTCATTCCAGAGGGAAGTACCATTGTTTATTGAGGCTGTCAACCAATTCACAGCATCTTTATCTCTAAATGAGATAACGTCTCTTCCTCGTCCTTCATCCCAGGATTTTGAAACTGGAATTACTTCGAGTGTAAAGTTTGATGGAGTAGTCTGTCCTCCATACACATCTTTCATGTGCAGATATGCCTTGAATGAATTATCTCCAACGTTCAGAATACTACTTGTAAGTGCAACAATTGGTGATAAATCAAACTTCAACAAACCTCTTGTAAGTTCGATCTCATCATCGATTACAGTAGATCCGCTCAGGATCTTGGTTTCGCCATATAGTTTATAAAGGTCAATTGTTCCTGCTTGACCAGTATTTGCATTGAATGACCTACTTCCTGCAATGTATTTTGAGGTGATGTAGGCATCTTTTGAACATGATAAAATTCTGTACATATCAAACAGCCGTTCCCTGTAGATCAAAATTCTTATACTTTACTTCAAAGATGGATCCCGGAGGTCCAATAACAATTCCCTTTGAAGTGTTTGCTTCAACGTTGAACTGAACATTTGAATATGTTCTTTGTCCAACACTTGTGTTTATGTTTTTGACATTGATTGTGTCAACTGAAATAACACCAGGATTGTTGAAGATGATGTTGTGAAGATCAGAAAGAACGAGCGGTTGATCAATATCAAAGTTCTTTTGTTGAAAGAATGCTGACAGTTTTTTGACTACGTTTTGAACAACAATCTGTTTGTTTTCTCTAGGATCCACAACAATACTGAAATCTACTCCAATGTTTATAATTTGAGCATCGAGAATGTCAATTGCATCTGAGATTATTCGATAAGTGGAAAGAAAGGTTCGAATATTCTTTTTCAAGGCATCCGGTGAGATTGTTAATTGTCCATTCGAATCTCTAGAAACAACAAACAGTTGCGATGCCATTGGATTGTCAGGATTGTTTCTAATGGAAGCTCGGAAAACTCGACCGAAATTGGAAGGATTTGTATAAAGCCTTGCCAGCAAGTCGGGCTTTGAAACAATTCTTCCTTGAGAAGCTTTCACGGAAGGTGCTCGAAGTTTCAAATCATCAATCGACGGAGCATCCTCACCTCCTCCAGCCTTTTCATCATTTGAAGCATCAAGCGATGATCTTACAAACTGTGCTGTGGCAGGATCAGGCGAGCCTGGAAAGGTAATTCTTGTTTGAACAACGCCAGAAATGCTCTTTCGTGGAATGTTGTGATTTAGACCGCCACCATGACGATATGTGACTGTAACCGTAGTGTTTGGTGCCAAAATACCAAGTGTTGTAGTTTTCAAAAGATTTCCAGGATTGATGGAGAACCTTGAAAACGTTCTCTTTCCATAGAGAGGCACGGCAAACTCACTCGGATCCGGAATGATATCATCATTCAAAGTCTCAGCAGAACCACCGCCAAAAGTAAGTGTTGTAAGTCTGGTTTGAAGATTCATCTTTGAAATAAATCTATAAGGCGCAGGAATTGGAATTAGATTGTCTGGCACATCTGCAAAGTCACTTGCAATGTTCGTCACAGCTTTGTACACTGTATCTTCATTGAGAGCATCAACTTCATAATATACGTTTCCAAGACTATCTGTAACTGAGATTATTTCAGTTACATTTTCTTTGGAAAGTGTAAAGGTTTTGAATGGTTCAAAACTTCCAACAGAAAAACTATCTGAAGCTCTTTGTCCAGAAATACAAATCTCTTTGCGTTTCAAAAAGAAGGTTGTTGGAATATTTGAACTGTTCAATTGTCCGATTGAGACTTCTGCCAACAGAACACCATTGGGGTTTGTTTCTCTGAAATCAATATCTTCAACAAGTTCGAACTCTACTCCATTATTTGAACGAATCACAGTTCCGGCTCTGAGGATTGGAAGAGCAGCAGGATTTGGTCTTGGATTTGGATCTGAGATTGCTGGTACTTCAATAAAGAATGTTGCATTGAGAACTGCTGGAGATGCCCCAACTATTTTCACTCCATCCTTTTCAAGCAGACGTTGAATGTTTCTGTTTTCTACAGCACTATCTGTAAATGTTTCTTGGTATTGGTGGTCAAGATAGAAAGAAGAAACGTCCCCAACGTAAGATGCAAAATCAAGAAGCATTCCTCCGAATGAAGCTTCAGAGAAATCTCTGTTTGCATCATTGTAATAGGTTCGCGCATAATCCAAAAGATCACGTTTGAAACCATCAAAATCTTTGTTTAGATACTTTCTTTCTTTGATCCTTTTGAGGATATCTTTCTTGCTGTTATCTGCCATAATCAACCACCAACATAAATAACCACTTCAGCAACCGCTTCCGAAATGGCAGCTTGTGGCACTGAATAAATAAGAATGATTTTCACCTTTGCTATTCTTCCATCAACATCTGTTCTATCAATTTTACTTTCATAGAACAATGGAGTGACGAATGGCATCCATTTTGTTATGGCTGAGTTGATACGAACGATTGCCTGATTGTCAAAATCTTCTTTATTGAGAAATTCAAAACACAAAGGTCTTAGATTTGCCCCAAAATTGTATAGCTCTACGCGCTCACCCCAATTGGTCATAACCAAGTTTTTCAAATTGTCAGCAACTTGATCACCGAGAAGATAATTCATCTCAAAGAAACTTCTTCCGGAATAATCCAGTCGAACTGGAGTTTTTACTCCAATTGGTATTTCTAGTGTTCGTCTTGATAGACTTTCATTTCTATTTGAATACTCAACTCCAACATCTTTGAAACTCATTCTTGACATGATCAAACCTCGCTAATCGTTGGAACAGAATTTCCAGCGGTTCTTCTTATTTCTTCACGCAGCTCAGCAATTCTGTTTTCAACATAATCTACAACAAACTGATAAATCACTTCACCACGTTCTTTTGCATCAATCTCTAAAATCTCTGTGGCAATCCGTTCTGCTCTTCTCCTGATCTCCTCAGCAGATTGGTTTGTTGAAGAGTTTCCAGATTTGGATTTTTCAATAGCTCTTTCTCTTGTTTTTTCAGAAGCTTTTTTCAAACCCTCTGTCAATGTCTTTTTTGTTGCTTCTGCCATTTATCATTCTCCAAAGATGCGTTTTGAACGTGCTTCGTCAATCTTGTTTTTCGTTTTTGTATTTCCGTCACTTACATGTTGGTCCGTACTTGGTTTTTGCTGACTGTTTGCCGTTCTGACATTTGTCAAACCAGCACTGATAATGCTTGCTGCTGCTGTGGCGCCACTATCTGGTCCATATGGAGTACATGTACTTGCTTGCAAAGCCAATCCTACTTGTTGAAGCAAATTGGCAACTTGATCCCTCACAGCTTCAATCTCTTTTCTCATGTCAGATCGTAGATTTTCGATTGTTTCTGCAATGCTTTCACCAGCTTCTTTTACTTTTGTGTATTTCAGATAAGGTTCTGGACCTGCTTCAACAGAATCCAAATCGGGTTCTTGGGAACCATCAGTCGCTCTTCCAAGGAAAATTTGAGCTCCATTTATTTGAATGCGTCCATCTTTGGTAATCAAAATATTCGCTATGGTATTTTTATCACCTTCTTTGACAATAAGAATGGAACCTTCTACTTCTTCATTATGTCTTGCAATAATTCTAACGTTGTCACTCTTTGCAACAACATATGAACGATTTTTTACGCCACTTGCCTCTGGTTGTGGCTGAACAAGAACATTACTTGGATATTCCAATTCTGTCAATCCAAAACTTTCATCTGCTCTAGCTTGTTGTGCAATATAAAGCCTCGAAGCATCCTCAACAAAGTCATTGTCACCCTCTTGTGGGTTGTTGTTCTTGTTGCGTCTGTATGGGGCTCTATCTGCCTCTAGAAGCCCTCTACGATTCTCTATAAGGCGCGCAGATGTTTTCTGTGGGTCTTCGTCCTGTGAATTAGGAACGGTCCTTCCACGACCTGCTACAAGGTCTATACAGCCCGCAGAACCAGAGACGTCCAGTTCTGATCTTGATGTTCCAGAAGTTTGATCTTCACCCAAAAGAATGGCTGAATTATTCGATCCCTGAATGAGGAAATCTCCGGGTCTTTTCTTTTTGATTGGAACAGGTTCATATGTTGTAACTTTGTTAGCCTTGGCTGTTTGAAAGATTGTTTCAAACGGGTTTTGTCCAACATCTGTCGGAGACACTCCAATAGAAAACGTAGATGAAGTATTTCCTCCATTTTGAAATCCGGGAGGAATAGCTTGGTCAGTTCGTTCGTCTCTTTCACTGGTTCGATAGTTATCTGGATGAAAAGTTGGATCAAACTTTCTATCTGAATGTGAATAGTTTGGATCTTCGATTGTTGCCCATTCAGTTGGACGAGAAAGCCAATATCCAATCTTCATACCGTTGTTTTGAATGTCTTCAAATAGTCCCCAAACCATTTCACCAGCTTTTACTGGAAGCATCAAGTGAGATGAAAAGAAAGGTAGAAGAATAATCCCTTGGGCATTGGTGCTTTCTTGTTGGTCTGAGACGATTCGCGCAACAACAGATCCATTCGGCATTACATCAATGATTTCTGGGTTTACAACAGATGAGGCGATTAGATCGAGGTCCTCTTCTTCAAATTGTTCAATGTCATAAATCACGTCAACAACAACACATTTGACAAAAGAAGACGGATTGCCTTGTTTGCGCAAGGCACCTAAATCATTAGAAATGTCAGTTCTATTACCTGACGTCAATCTCCTATTTGGATTGAATCCGCTTCTTACTGCCATATGTCAGTGCTTCTTTCGCCTTGAGAAAGGATCGATAACTTCTTTCTTTTCGATAGTTTCATAGACGTCTTCTCCATCTATGTAGTTGTCCTCTTCCTTCTTTCTGCTAATGAGATCAGCTAACTTGATTAATTGATCGTTTGCTTTACTCATTCTTTCAAGATATTTTGTGATTGTTTGTCCATGGATTGCATGCTCATTTGAGTTTCCATGAACCTTCATGTAAAGATCAGAGAAGCAAAGGTAAGCATTGCTTCTGTCTGTAATGGCATTTGAATAGATGTTCTTCCACAATGCCTTTTGTTTGTCTTCAAGAGAACTGATTGAATCAAGCACGTCAGCAAAATCTTGGATTTGTCTCTTGTTTTCATCGTTGAGTTCTTCTGGTGATTTTAGGTCAAATTCTGTTGTCATTATTTCTCCGTATCAAATAAATTGTACCTATAATTATGGCAAAGTTCAATTCCAAATGATTTATGTTCACTTTACAAACCTGAAAGATGCCGTTGCTATCAAAAAGAGTGGAGTTCTCTGGAAGAGTTCCTATATCGAAGGTATCTTTGCTGTAGCAAAAGGCGGGTTTTCATCACCAGGTGTTCAACAATCCAAACTTGGTAGAGTAAGTAATAGAAATGTGGCAGTGGTCTTCAAAACAGAAGTTCTGCCAGATGCAGCCTTTCCGGAAGAAGTTGTTTGGCATGATCTTGAAGATATACCAATAAAGGTCATAAGCATTGTGAATCTTGATCAGTTGGAAAGGTCAGGTTTTCTTGATGAGAGCCAGCCCATAGATCCAGAGTTTGATCAACTTTCCATCCCACTTCATCCTGCATTCTCTTGGTTTCCAGATAGAGACTGGACAAGAATGCCAAAAGGAACCAAGCCGTGGATCCCGGGAAGAGACAATGAGAAATACAAAAAGGCTCACGCCATGTTTGCAGCGGAAGCCTCAATAGAAGAAATTTCAGATTTTTGGAACTCTTTCAAATAGCGTCTTCAATCGTTTTCTTTGCTGTCTTATAATGTTTTTTCAAGTTGCTCAAAACCACAGAAAGTTGTTTTGGAGTTAGATTGGTGATCTCTCTAATGTAAAGAAGGATAGCTCTCTTTGAGACAAGATCAAGATCATCAAGTTGGTCAAGAACGATCTTGATTGCTCGAACTGTTTCCTTTTCGTTTTCTGTTGTCGAAAGACTTTCAATTTCTTTGATGAGATTTCTTACGTTTTCACGCAAGTTCTTTTGTTCCAACATGTCTTCCCAAGTTGGAACAATTGAATAGTTCTCAATCGTCTCCATGTCATGATTTGAGATTCCATCTTGGTTATCAATAGAAATATACCTTTGAACATTTTTGACATTTTGCTTTGAGCGAATCGTTAGGTAGCGTTTTGCAACAACGTTGAAATAGGAAAATGCTTTTGAGTTTTTTGCAGAATTAAACTTGAGAATAGCTCCATAAAGGAACTCCACACATTCACTCTTCAAATCTTTTTTTGTTTCGTGAATGACATTGAAACCATAGACGTTTATCAAATTTTCAACAAGGGCATCAAAAGCTGGAAAAATTTCTTTTTCATAGATTTTGTGCCTCTCTTCTTTTGTCGTCGCTTTTTGATATTTTATGATCGACTCCTGTGTTTGAGCCGTAAAATAGTTCTTTGATTTGCCCGGCTTTCGCTTTATCAGACGTCGACCTTCAATACGTTGAACACCTTTTGTTTCCATCATTTCCATCTTTCATTCAGTTTTTCAAGGTCTGCTTCTGACAATCTACGTGTTGTTCTCTTGTATCTTGCAATCGTTTTTAGAGCCTGGTCTATTTCATCAACCTCTTCGACAACAT